ATAAAATTTTTAAATTGTTATTAAATGAAGCAATGTATGCTGAAAGGAATGTTCTATTAGATTGGGCAAATGGATTTGTTGATAGAGATAATAAATTTGTAAAAGAATTCCAAACTACTTTTGAGTCTTCTTTTTGGGAATTATATCTAAATAAAATTCTGAAATCTGAAAATATTGATATAGACTATAAACATCATGCGCCTGACTTTGTATGTAACAAAAATAATTCAGCTTTTTGTATTGAAGCGACAATTGCCAATCCAGAACAAGATGGGTTGCCAGCATATGGTTTTGGCGGTGAATATTTAGATTTTGAAATTGACTTTAAAGAGTTCAATCGAAAATCAATTATTAGAATAGCTAATTCGATTGTATCTAAGGCTCAAAAATTTAAAAAATCATATAAAAATTTATCTCATGTTAATGGCAAACCATTTATTTTAGGTCTTAATTCTTTTGATCGTCCTCATTCCCACTTTATAGGTCATCGTGGTTTAATTGCTGTTCTCTATGGAATTTATCTTAATGAGGAAAAGGCCATTTCCGATAAACTCAACTATTTACCAAGAGAAAGAATGGATTTTATTGAGAAAGATAATGGAGCAGAAATTCCTCTAGGTTTCTTTACTACTTCAGAGTATGAAGATATTAGTGCTGTAATTTATAACCCTTATGCAACTTGGGGGAAAGTTCGAGCATTAGCTGAAGTAACTGAAGCAAATAAAACTACTTTCTTTAACGCACTTTACACTAGGGATGACGTAAGTGAGAGTACATTAATTCCTGATATCCACAAAGGAATTCCTAAAGAAGAATATACAGAATCAATCTTTGATGGTTTATATATTTTTCATAATCCTCATGCTAAATATCCATTCCCTGATTTTTTATTTAATGATCCTCATATTGCTCATTTTAGTGTAGATGATCATGGTAATCTTCTTGAAAGTGTTGGAGAAAAATTTTTACTCTCACGAAGTTTAATTAGTTCATATGCAAGTTCAATGATTCCCGAATAAAGTGAAATTCAAAGACATAATATTTATAAATTTAATTTTGCTGTATCCAACAATCCATAAAAAATACGCTCATCAAGAGCGTATTTTTATTACTTATATTAAGCAGCTAGATTAATACTATTCTCTTGCTCAAATTCATCAATCTTCTTAATGATTTCAGCAGACTTGTTATATGGCATAACAATTTCATCAAACTCATTAACTTCTGAGCCCCAGAATTTGAGCATGATATTCTTGATCTGAGGTTTATCAACGCCGTCGCCATTGAATACATACTTGCTACGTTCAGTTCTGACATAAAGATCGTACTTAGCAAGCTGCTCATCAATACGTAGTTTTCTAGGAGGCATTGCGATATCACGAATTTCTGAAAAGAGGTCTTCAACACTTGTAAGGTGCGTAAAGTCTAATTCTCGTGTTACTGGAACATCATTAGAGCCTGCATGTTTTTCAATAATGATGATGCGAGTAGAAACTGCGGTACCAGCATTTTTAAAGGTTGATTGAGGTAACCAGATTTCAGCTGTCAAAATTGCACCAGGTGTGCTTTCAATAAATTCGTCTACTTTAGAATCCATCGTACCACGTGGTACCAAGGCCACAATCCGACCACCATCATAAAGATGACCAAAAGCCTTCTTGATATGTTGAATTGCCAAAGTGCCAGCATGACCAAATGGCGGATTCATCACAATCGCATGGTACTTATTCAATGATTCTAAAGATTCGAATGTATCAACAATTACTTTAGCACCTGTATTTGCCATTTGAGCACGACTAGCTAAAGACTCAGTCGGTTCAATCATTGTCAACTCTACATCCTGAGGAACAAAACGACCAATAGCACCATCACCAGCACTAGGTTCAAGCACAGAATCGCCAGTGTGTACCCCTGCCCATTCAATCATTTTGAATCCTAGAGGTTCAGGCGTTGCATACCATTCCTTACCTTCGCGGTTATCACGACTTTCAGAACGTTTGCCTTTGGTATAGTAGAATGTGAGTGCTTGATCAAATGGTGTTAACTTAGCAATGCGGGCATTTTCTTCATCATATGCTTTACCGCCAATACCATCATTTAGACTTGGCTCTTCATATTTAGCTTCTTCATAAGCCTGAATTAACGCTTCTTTGATACTTACTACAGCATCAGCACCTTTTGCAAAGTTATCTACTGTTTCTGCGCGTCCAGCAATCGTGTCTGCAAATGCAGCCCGTTCCCATGCAGTACCAGTAGTCAAGTATCTCTGAATAGCATTTGATGCTTGTCCAGTTCGATAGATACGCCCTTCCGTCTGTCTCAACTTGGCTGGCTTTGTTGGTTGACCAATATTAATGAGTACTCGCTGGTGTTTACCAGTTGTATCATGCAAGCTAATCCCAGTAGAACCAGCATCTGACTGCAGAATGAGAATATCGTGCCCGCTATCATCAGTATTAAATAACGCTACATTAGTTTCACGTTGTTGCTTTGAAAGACGGCCATTAAATAAAAGAGCATTAGGAAATGCATTCTTTAAAGTTTCAACAGGTGAATCATAATCAAGATTGAGATTTACTAGATCCGGTCTATTTTCTTTGAATGCATTATATTCAAGCTCAATATCTTCTCTAAGTGGGCTTTCATATTTTTCGATATCAAGCTTACTAATCAAGAAAGGTGCAAAACCACCGCCCTCGTTATAGTCATGAAAAATTACTACTTTACGACCTAATGCTAAGTGCTTTTTCACCATATCAACACAAGCTTCAGCTTTAATAGCTTCTAACAAACGGCGTCTTGCTAAGTAATCAAAGCGTTTTGCAATAATTTCGTATATGTTTTTAAATCGGTTGCCAGTAAATAGCCGATCATATTCTTGCATAGATGCATGACGTCCCCAGCCTGTTGTTGGTTTACCAGTCTGAGCAGCCCATTCTTCAAAAGTTCGTGTTTTGTGCCCTTCTATTTCTTTATAACCATTGCGAAGATAAGTTAAACCTTCATCAATAAGTTCACCAACACGAGAGCCAATTAGAATGAATTTACGATCATAGTCAAAATTTACTTCTAAATCCCGCCCAGACATAGCACCAGTGTTTTTAAGATTTTCGGCGAACTGTCTTTCAAGTACACCTGTATCCACCTTAGCTTCTGGTCGCGTCAACTTACCATATCGCTTTCGATATCCAAGATTTCCCATATAGAAGTGCTCTCGAGCCTTACTAAAGCCTTCAGCTAAATTACCTTGGTCATCAACAGATACTGAAGGAGACATATAATCAAATAAATAGCCTTCCGCCCAATCAAGTGAAAAGTGATAGCTAAATGGCGTAGCAGATAAGAAAACAACTTTGACCTTACTTTTCTGGTGTTTCCAATTCAAATTCCAGATCTTTCGTTGTTCATTTCGAAGGACCTGCATTTTGTTATAAGCGCTTAGATATTGTTCTGTTTCTTTACCATTTTCATCAAATTCTTCAATTGGCATCTGCTCAGCAAACTTATCTTCAAACCACTCACTAAAACCATGCAAATGCCCGGTTAATGCTCGTAGTTTGTTTAATGCTGCAGTTGCTTTACCATCGGATGATTGCGATAGAGTATGGGCCTCATCAATTAAAATCAGATCCCAATGTTTGTGAACCAAACTTTTATTTTGACCAAAATTAGCAAAGGTTGTGACCACGACTGAGTGATCCTCACCGCCATTTTCTTTAATACTTTTTAATTTGTAAGCCTTGATATTTAAAGGGCTTGAGCTTTTGACAAAGTCATTAGCGATTTTATCGTTTAGAGTAACAATTAAAATATTCTTAAGGCCAGCATTGATAAACCGTTTTGCTACACCCAGACCAGTAAAGGTTTTACCTGTACCAGTGCCGTTTGTAAAAAGAATACCCTTCTTATTTTCCTCAATTAACCGCTTTTCAGTTTTTAAAACATCACCACGTTGTGCCGGTTGCAGATATGGCAAAGCTGCGTCAATATTTGAAGCATCGCTCCAAATTGTTTCTACATTATCTGCTTTTAATTGAGCTTCTAGCTTTTCATCTATGGCAGCTCTAACTGATTTAGCAGATTGTACAATTGATCGATCTCTTGCTCGTTTAAGAGATGATCTCTTACCAGATAGTTCACCGCCTCCGCTGCTGTTAATCCGGTTAGTATTGGCTCTACTATTTCCATCTGAAGATTCATTTCTTGGATTTCGGACGCTAGATAAACTTGCATCATCACTTTTTGATAAGCCAGAATTACTGTCTCGGAGTACCCCAATTTCTCCATCATTTCTGATTGCTTCTGAAGCCTCAAATTCATCATTTCCTGATCCAGTTGTAGAAACAATTGGTCCTCTGGATCTGAGACGAAATTCGCCAACTGATTCCACATCTGAATTGGTATTTGATACATGTAAGAATAATCCTTTTACAAGTTGCTGATCTTCTGAAAGAAGAGAGTCTGGAATAGCTTTAAGATGTTTTGAGCGTACAAGAATTTCACCCTGATAATAAAAGGCATAGGGGTCAAACTCTTTAGCTTTGGTTAATTTGATGCCTTTAAGACCAATAACCTGTAGTGTTTTATTCTTTTTAGTGGTGTATGGCTTCAGCTCTTTATCGCAAGCAAAAAGACTGACAATAGTCTCTAGCTGTTCAATAACATTTCTGGAACTGTTATTAAGGTGTTGGATAACTGATTCATCAATGTTTTTGATAGCCTCGTTATATAAGACTTCAATAACTTCATCCAATTTTGGAAAGTCACTTTCTTGACGGGCAAAAGCTAAAGCTTGCTTTGCTACAGACAAGTTAAGTTCTATTTGCTTATGGATTATAAGAAGGAAAAATCGAGCAATATTGCTCTGATAATGCATGAAATCAATCATGTAATAAATCGCAACCAATACTGTGTCTTTAGTGATTGGTTTGAGCTTTAAGATGGACATATATCCCTCAACATAGGAACTTTACATTCCTATGTTGAATGATCGTAAGTATCTAATTTTTAGTAGGTTCCAGATCTAAACTTCTAATTCTTCAAAAAGAATGTCATTAATTTTGTTCCCTTCTTGATTTTCCTTGTCATTACTTTGATCAATTTTAACTTTCAAAGCACTGTGGAAACGTTCAGCCCCCTCTTTCGTTAATCGAATTATTTTAGGACTACTTGAACTGCTGGAATCTACCAAGGAATCGTACATTTGCACACTAATGAAATCATCACCAAGCACTTGTTGTGCATATTGGATAGCATCTTTTACACTTACTGGTTCAGGTTCACCAAACAAGCCTACATTACTACTATCTAAAGCCTGTTTCTCTGCAAATTCAGCTAATGCTTTAAATAACATACTCATTTTTTTTGAACTGCGGCTATTCTTGGCGAGAAATACGGCGAGCTCAGCAACACCTTCTCCTAGATCCTCAAAAAGCCCTTGCTGCTTTACAAACTCAACAATATCTTGATCATTTTGCTTTGCAGATAAAATTGTATTTGCTGCATCAATAATTGCATTAGCAACACGTTGATCAATGGCTTGCTCCATTCCATCAACGATTTGATCTGATATATCTTGAACATTTCCACGACTTATAGCTTGCGCTTCAATAAATTTAGGCGCAGCAACACCAAGCGCATTAAGCATATTTTGAAGATCTGGTTTTGTATGATCAGCCATCATTTCTAGCAAACGATCATCATTGTACGCTTTACTAAAAATTGCGGCCTTGATTCTGTTTATCAGTGCTTGTGTTGGTTTTTTATCTTTCGTTGTGTACTGGGCAGCTTCTGTATCACCTAATTTACTTAAAAAACCTTGAATAAACTTTTGATTACTTACTGCTAATAAATCGCCATCTTCACTCGGATTAAAAAGTGCCAGTAAATTCTCATCTAAACGTTTAGCATCAGCTTTAGCACGTTCAGTTGCTGTAAAAGACAACTTATCATCTTGGTTAGCATCTATTGCAAATTGAGCTCTATCAATCTCGGTTGTACGAATACGTATCAAAATCGGTTGAGCTATTGCTTGGACCTGCTCACTACTAAAGCCAAAGTAATCGGCTTCATCAATCAACCATTGTTTATACTCATCTGCGGTACCGCGCTCATAGGCAAGCTTGATAGCCATTGTTCGACCATTTCCTGATTCTACAACTAAATCATCACCAGTTATCGGTGCTCCCGTGTCTGCCCGACCTGAGCGGCCTAGGCTTTCGGGGTCTAAATCATTAGCAGTTTTCTGTACCCATGCTTGTGAGGATTCACGACTACGATCTCGTGGCTGCAATTCTTGCGGATAATTAGGGTTTTCCGCACCAGTTGCTGTATGAGATGCAATTACTTGATCAATATCAACTAAAGCGAATACAGTAGAAATCTTTTGTCCTTTGGCTGTTTTCACATTATTAGTTCTACCCTTCAAAAGCCCAGTAAAGGGCTGTTTAGGTTTAAAGAAACTAATCATTTGATCAATTACAACTAATGGATTCTTAGCAATATCTTGAGTAGAAATTAGATTTAAAGTTGTCATTAGATATTCTCCGCTTCCATTTTTTGCACTTGATTCAAGAGTTCTGTCACCGCTGGAATAAGAAGTGGATCATTTAAGTCTTTTTCTGCTTCATCTCGAATTTGCTCTAATAACTCAAGATTAACTTTAACCTGCCCTTCAATTACTGAACGGTAAAGTTGATTACCTTCATCATTTGTCGTACTAGGCTGAAGACCTTCAACTTCTGTCGGAGCATTGAGTTCTTTAGATTCATCATTATCTGAATTTTGGGCTGGCTCTTTATTACTGAGGCGATCCGCTAAATGTTCATCTGCCCATGCTCTTGAATATTCATAAAATGCTGTTAAATATTCTGGTGAACCTTCGGCCCCATTCCAGTTTTTTAAGAATTCACCACGGCGATCTGAAACCCAAGCCATAAAGTCTATGTTGTTAGAATCTTCAGGATTTTCCAAAGTGTCTAACCATGCTTGCATCATTTTGTTTTCAGCTATACCAGCTGTACGTGCTGCTAATACTTCTTCATCTCTTTTTTGTTTAGCTTCATTTTCGGCATCAATAAGTTTTTTTGCTTCTAATCCTGCTTGCTGTTGAGCCAAAGCCTGGTCATCTAGATCAGAAATCCATTCACGTGCCCAAACTACTGCATCAGAATCCCCCTCTAGAGCCTTATTGATACGTTCAAAGAATGCTTGGTAACGTAAACCATCTTCACCTGCCCATTCAGGATCAGCATTTAAACGCTTTAAGTCGGCTTTTAAACGTTCGGCTTCTTCATCAGAAATACTATCTGGTAACTCATTATCGAGACTATTCTCTTTAATGATTACTTCATTTTCTTCAGATTGCTTGGTTAACAATGTATTTTGCAACTGATCCAATTCATTTAATAAATTGGAAATTTCTGCACTTAAAGAATTTAATTGACTTTGTTTTTGCTCGAGGCGTAGTTCAGCATCTGCTAAAGCCTTGGCCTTTTCTGCTTTTTTAGATTGTAACCGCTTAAAACGATTACTATTTTGGTTAATCAACTTCATAATTCGACCAGCGAGAACTGGAATTGATATTCCTTCTCCCTGATTAGGCTGAATTGCAGCCGTAATATCCCGATTGTTCATTAAAATCTTCCATGAAATTAATGAATCTGCTGGACTAATTTTTTTTGATAATCGATCTGGCTTATGAAAAAGGATTGTGAAGTTTTGGCCGTCATCAAAATCATAAGTAAGAGCAATTTGAAGGACTTTTTTATGCTTAAAGGGCTTACTTTCCGTAACGTTTACGATTTTGACGCCAGTTTTTGAAAACTGATCCATAGAGTGATGCAAAATTGCAGACAGCTGCTCTAAATGCTGGTAATCAACGATAATAGAGTCATAATGAGCTTCTTCTACGCCTAGACTAGATAAAAGCGTAGGTAACCCATCAAATTTACTTAATAATTGGCTGTGATCATCATTTCGTTGCATATCTAATAACAACTTAGAAGTATCACCCTCATGAGAAATTAAATTGATTCCATCCCATTCAGGTTTTTCAGCTGCTACAACATTTTGTAATTGTTCTAGTTGCCATCTTTGAATCGGTTTTGAACCCGTCAAATTAAATTGTTGTGATGATAAATGGCGCTTAAGTCCAAATTGATTTGTTTCAATAACATCTGTAACACTAGCATCAAACATTCGGCCAAATTGCAGTATAGCTAAATCAGCTGCATGCTGGTCATCGATAGCGCCTAATACCGCAACAGAATCAAACGCATCTATCCCACCCTTTTTACCTTTTAAATTTACAACACGCCAGAAATCATTTTCCGTGTAATCTTCAGTGACTAAAGCATTAATTTGACGGTAATCACCCTTAATAAACCCAATTGAACAAGCACCACTATTCACCATGGAGTCAAAACCATGTACTAATCGGCTTTGATGTGGTGCGTGTGTTTGAATGAAAATTGATTTAACACTCACGGAGTTATCCTCATTTTAGTTTGAGGATATTTTCTCAAGTAGGTGAATCTATAAAGGCAATGAGTTCCATAGCTTATTTTAAGTTGGGAAACATTTTGATGAAATTTAAAGTAACAATGGCATGCGCTTTATTAGCTGCATCTAGGGGTAAATTTCCGGCTTGAAGTGCTACTAAATGCTCAATTGCAAATTGGTTCTGATTTCTTGCAGCCTTATCAAAAGCGTATATTTTTAATCTCATTAAGTACTCTATAGGAGGCGGCTGAGTACCATCCTTATTAAACATTATATTTTTTATAGCTTTAGCACTATTCGCAATTGCAGCCTCTTTAGTCTCAATAAATGAAATGCTCAACTCATTTGACGCATTGCCTGTTACATGGTTGAGTTGAAAGTGCCCCACATGCACTGCATCGGTTTGAGCATCAAGTAGTGATACATCGACATTATTGGCTAACCAAGCAACTTTATTTGAAGGATCAAAAATTGGAATATTTGCTTGAGCAATTTTACTGTTTGCATGATAAGGACGAATTTCAATTCCAAAATGGGCAGCTGAAAGTGTCCCTAATGCGTAAAGTTCCTGATAATGGGAAACAGCTCGATCCACTGTTAGACCAGACCATAAGACAGGATTCTTAGCAAAACGTTCTTTAAACGGATTTAAAACGTTTCCCAAACTGTTATTTATAGTTTTATTCTGCGTTTCGTATTCAAAGAAAGCCATTATTCTTCATCCTCTGGAAATTTACGGCTCTTAGCAATACTTTCAGCTAATGTTAATGCTTCCTCATATTTCATACCTGTATCGCGCTCAAGAATGTACGCCATAATATCTACATCTAAATTTGATTCTTTCAATGATGCGATTACTTGTGTTTTAAGTAATGTTGTATTCATTCTTGATTGAGCATTATTGATTTCTTCTGTAGCTGCTGCAGTTTGGTTTGAATAGTATTCAACTTGCCAAGGGTAATCTTCAGGCTCAAATTGTTCGTTGTAAGCAAACCCCCAATCCAAATGAAGAATTTGATTAATCCCTTCGGAAGCTGCTGTTCGAATATCTTGTGACCTACGCATGATTTGTGCAGAAGTATGGAATGCTCCACCTTCTCCTATACCACCAGTTAACATATCAGCCCAACCGACCATGCTTGGATCTAGACCAATTCCGCCCATCAGCAAACGGACATTAATCATGAACTGTTCAATATTAATAGGTGAGCTTCGTTGATTCTTGATATCACCCACTGGATTTAGAACTTGTTTTTCATCAAATACCGGAAGCATGTGAAAAGCAGTATTCCAAACTGCTTCACCACCTGATAAAGCATCACGGACATAAGCCTCATGATTTTTAAGTAAACCTTCTAAACCACGGATATAAGCTTGACGTTGTGCTGGTGGCATTCCCGACATATTTACTGTCAAGAACATCTGATTTACGGTATCTGCAATTTGCTGGCTGTTCATAGATGCCAAAGCAAGGATTACATCATCATAAATGTCTTCAATTTCGTAAAGGAATGAGCCGCCCAAATGCGCTGGTAAGATAGGTAGCTCATCTGGATCATCCCCCTCTAACATTTTCGTGACTAGACCAGTTTCTACAAGCTCATATTGAGCAATATTGCTCATACGGGGCATTTTGAAACGTACCATTTGAATAGTATTCAGTTTGGTAATAGTTTTTTGCCAATTACGAGGATCTAAACAAAAAAAGGCGACAGTCTTACTGCCTTGTTCGAACGGTTGTATTAATGGCGGATATGTATACTCATTACAAACGAGGTCAATTACACCTTTATCTTTTTTCCCATAAATACGTGCATAGGAATCACCGAAAGAAATAGCATCTCGGGCAAGTTTGCTTAAATACTTATTGATAAGCTTTTCCATCTTTACACGGCGCTCATCTAGTTGTTTTTTTAGTTTTTCAGCTGCTGGTCCACTGGCCTTTTTCAAGCGTTCGGCAGGTGTAATAAAGACTTGTTGGCCGCTATAAGAATCTCCGCCTAATGCGGCAGAAACATGAATCCCCATACCCTCTGCGATAGGTGCAAAGCGTAACATTCTCTCCCATTTTGTAAGAATTTCTTTTCTAGTACGTTTTTTATTGGCTTTGGTTTGATTAGTCCCAAGTGAAAACGGAGCCATAGTTTCATATAGCTGCGCTGTTGCATCCTGATTAGACGTATCGAATTGCTGATCATATGAATTAATATTTTCACCGAGTAACAACGATAAGAACCGAGAAGACATAACTAAGCCAAAATACATAAATAATTAAGTATTTTGATGGCTGCAAGTTTTCTACTTTTAGATGGGTTCCAAAGTGAATTGGAACCCTACAGATTTCATTAATTAACTGCATGCAATTCTATCTGAACTTATTTTTTAATCTGTTCAAAGGAAAAGCTCATGGCTGAAGTTAAAGTATTTAACGATTTAGATATCGAATTAGCTCAAAGAACCAAAGACATTGTAAATGCCCAACGTTTTAACAACCGACCTGCTTTCAAAACATTAAACCTAGGCTGGGACCTTGAAACTGGTTCCATTGCAGTTAACTACACTTTTGTAGAAGAACCACAAAGTAATGATCAGCCTGCATAAAATGCATTTAAATGGAGAAAGCCCCAATTAAGGGGCTTTCTTTTTATTAAAATTAATTAAGAATAGTCGTATCAATTAACAAAGGATAAGGAGCTGTTAATTGATACCAACTATGTGTGTTAACTTCAAAATGATCAAACCATGCATATAATTCAGGCATCATATGTCCATTAGGGTCAGAGGTGTTTCTACCAATTTGATAAATTTTATTATCTTGATATCCATAGAAAGTTGATACATAAAATTCATCAACATCCATAGAAAAACTCCATATAACATCCATACCCTGAAATAATAAAGCCTTATTAGCTATATTTCCTGAATATAAATAATCAACCCCACTAATCTCTTGTAAACTAGTTACAATAGTTAAAGGCTTAGCTTGAGATGAAAAAGCTACAGTACCGTCTTCTCTGTAGATTTCTAAACCTACACCAGATGATAAGGGCTGAACCCTAGTAGAAAATATATATACCTTAGCTGCTGGGGGTTCTTCTATAGTCCATACACCGCCTGTTACTCGCTTACCGTAGTAAACAACAATATCCCAATTATCGCCATTAGATTGAATTCCACCAAAAGCACAACTACAGTCATTAATAACTTCTAAAGCAATAACAGGAAGAGGTAAATCAGCTTTTGGAACACTAAGCTTACGCATCTTCCCATCAAAACGCCATCTAGGATTAAAACCGGGTAAACTATCAATTAGTACCCCTGATTTAATATCTAAAACAGAATGTAAGTGTAGATTGCTATAATTACTATCAATTTGAATAGTATTTCTATCATTAACTACTTGAAAACCTGCAGCCATTTAATAAACCCCATAATAGAATCCAGTAACTAGACCTGCATAGTTAATTGTATTACCTGAAATAGTTAATTTATTGTAGGTCATCTCTGCAAGATTACTTCCATAGCCGGGTAATAAATCGATAATAAAAAATATATTACCATTACCAATACTGTCAGTAGGTATTGTTACTGAACCTGAGATACCGGGAGGACTACCACCTTCCACCCTACCAATAAGTCTAGTAATTCGAGTAGTAGCATCTAATAATATATTCTTAGACTCATCAAATACTTGTAAGCCTTGTGGCATATTGTCCTCCAAAAATAAAGGGCTAGATAACTAGCCCCTCTTCACTACCACAGCCCTAATTTAACCCTGACAACATTATTATCATCGTATACCGTAATTAAACTTCCGCTTAACACCATTCTCGCGCCATTAGGCTTAGTAGGATCCTTATAGGTCGTTAAAGTTCCCAACTCACCAGCAATCGCGCTCAATTTATCGACTTTAAACAGTTCAGCTGTTAAAGACTTCGCTTTGAAGTTTGCTGCGGTCAAATTTTTAATAAATACATCACTATTCATAATGACCTGATTGTCTTGAATTATGAACGGCATATATTTAGTAGAAGAAGTACCTGTTGTGAAAAAAATTCTATCAGCTTGGAAACCTATAGAAGTTCGGACAGTTCCATTATTTTGTTCACTTACCATGGATAAACCAGAGAAAACACCGTTGTTATCCATTCCCATTACGTACTTACCTTTCACACCATCGATCAAATCAGCTTGTGATTTAAGCTTGATAGCATTTTGGCCGTAAACAGAAACCAAAGTTTGTAATGCACCAGCATATGCTCCCACATCAGTTGTATATGTGGTTTTGAAATTTTCAAAATCAGCAATGTTGTCAGCATCTTCAATATCGATAAAGTCTAGATCCACTTCACCAGCTTTACCGGAATAGTTACCAATGAATACTGGTGTAAAGAAAGCAGCTTTATTAGCAAATGTTTTAGGGCTTAGTAGAGTGCCAGCACCTGCACTTGCACCAGCAGATCGCCCCTTAAAATAAGCAGTACCGGTTATCCAAGTTCCCAACGCTGGTGCGGTACCTGCGACTAAATAGTGACTTGAACCGATATCATTGATTTCAGAGTTATCTTGAGCAATATATTTTGTTTTATTGGCGTTTTGACAGGTCGCACCAACATAAACAACTCCGGTACCACTTACACGGCGGAATCTATACTTAACTCGGTAATATTTATTGTCATCGATAGGCAAAGATGTGAACCAATTTAACCAGGCTTCATCATTACCTACGTTATTACCAATTCTTAGTGCATATCCCCCACGACAAGTTGCATCTGCAACTAAACTAAGTTCAGGCCTATTCCCACTTGGAGTTTTTACTAACCAATCTTTTTGCCATGTTTCGAGTACTGAAGCCATGATCTTTTGACCATTTGCAGAATACAGTGCAGACATTCTTTCTGTTGAAGATGCGATTGCTTCATTCGTCTTGGTAGACGTCATGTAATCACGCTCTAATGTTGCTTTTGTAGTAGAAGCTATGTCCTTGGCAGTATCAGCTATTTCTTTAGCCTTCTCCGAGATTGCACGTACTAATGCTTGTCGTGCGTTGTGCACGTTCGCAAAGTTAGTAATGAACTGGTTTCGGTCAATCGTACTAGTTACATTCATATTTGCGAATAAAGCTGCTAAATATGTATTTAAAGTACTGAATGCCGTTGCATAGGCAGTAGAAGATATACCATAAGTGACTGCCTCAGCTCGCAAGCTTGCATCAGTTTGATAAAGTGTATCCCAAACCAACTTCGCCTGTTTTTTCTCAACTGGTGTGAGTTTATTATCAGCTGCAATATCACTTAATTGAGACATTGGAACATCTACTTTGGCTTGTGAACCTGCAGTGGTTTCCATCATTGAAGTCACTGTAAACGGCGTAACTGACTTATAAACTGATAAATCCGTTTCAATGGCCGCCGTCCAGCCATCTTTAAAGTAATCTGGCGGATTTGTATGAGTAATAGTGGCCGACTCAACTGTAATTGCTGGGTAAGACCAAGCATCTTTTTTGGTAATTAAGATACACACCTTATTATTGCTATCTAAAGCTAGAGCCAGGCCTTTAGTCGTAGCATTATTTTCATCTAAGGTAATACCAAAAGAACGTGACGTCATATTTGGATAAAATGGCACTGTTGACGTATAAGCATAAAATGCCAAATCCAGATCGAAAATATTATCTTCTTTGTTATTGTAGTTATAACCAGAAATTTTAACCTTGGTCATGTACGCACCAACTGTAATTGGTGTCTTAATAACCAATGTACCCGAAGTAGTGATTGCTTGACGCCAAGTTAAAGGCTTAACGAAAATTTTCCCTGCACCTGAACTCAATGGCTGCACACTCATAGCATTGGTATATTCAGAAGTAATTTTCTGTGAAGATGCTGCAATTGCACGCTCAACATTAGTATTTGTTATATCCGCATTCAAAATATAAGCGCCGTTTTTACTGTCTAATTTTGAAGACATTTCAGTAAGTTTGGCAGCCCAAGTTTCTTTGAAGTTCGTTAATGTTGATATAGAGTCTGTGGCTGAAGAAACAAAGTCCTGTAAAGTCGGGTCAGCTGAAGCGTAATCAGTAACGTCATATTGCTCGATTTGGGCTAAGGTCCAAACTAAAGGCGCAGTAGCTGTTGGTGTAGATCCTCCCGCCACATAAACATGTCCTGAGTTAGAGAAAGAACCTACAGCACCACATTTAATCATTCGAATATATGTTTCGAATTTGCCTGTACCCTCAGTATTGCCAATGAATCGATCAATTGCCCCTGTCCCCATTGCGTTACCAGCATTCACCAATTTATATCCAACTGGTAGCTTGATTAAATACTTGATAACAAAAACAGCATTTGCACGGCCATAAACGAGTTGAACAAATCCACCCCATGTTGGGCTGGCAGCACCAATGGTTTTAATTTCAATTTCATGGGTTGAGGTAGTAGGGTTATCAGAACTTTTCGCGACTCGAGTAACTGTCACATTCCCATTGCCGGCATTGTTATAGACAGATACACCATTGTTACCTTTTTTGAAATTTACGTCTCCCTGCAACAATTTTCCATTAGTAATCATCATCGCCAGCATTGTTGTGTTTTCTAATGCGGAACCAAGATTATTTGTACTTGTTTGAAGCTGAGAAATTTCAGTATTTCTAAGTGTAGCTAGATCCTTTGATGTTTGGTCAGCTGTAGCTTTTGTTGTTTTTACTACAGAAGATAAACCACCAGGTACAGTTGCATCATATTGTTGGATTTGCTGAGCTATAACTCCCTTATTAACATCAGCCTTGATAAAAGTATCTTCAACAAATTGAGCATTTTGTTTTAGAGATGATCTAAATCCGCCTTTAAAATTTGGCGCTGAATTACCTCGGCTGATAAACATATTAGTTACAGTAAATGTTCCACCAGATGGAGCATTATCAAACCGTAAACCTAGTGGAATAGCTTCATAAGCAGAGGCTTTTAAATCATTTGGGAAAATACCAGTAAGTTCTATTTCACCACTTGCAGCTACAACAAACGAAGGTAACCCAACACTATAAGTTGCACCATGAAATTGAATACTACATGTAGCGCCAACTAATCCTGCAGTTGCTGTGTATTTGATTCTCGCAACTATTGGATCACCTTTATCAATTGGAATTTCCTTGTGTTTATATTGCAGTTCCCAAACAGCTACAGTTCGGTTTGTACCAGTAGAAATACTTAAATTTTTAGTATCATCACCAAGTAAAATCCAGTTCTCTTCTGAGTAACGTAAAGTATCAAGTTGTGCTTTAAAAACTTTGATTTCCTCAGCAAATACTTCTTTCGCATCAGATCTTGTAATTTTTTCTTGAAGAATTTGTGCGTGGTTTTCTAAAACCTTTTGTAAGTTTCCACTATTGTTTGCCAGACCAATCGGGATACCACTAACTACTTGGATTGCAAGCATGATTTGCTTAGCCCCATTTGGTCCAGTATCTGGTGTTGCATGCAATTCTATACCACGACCTGAACCAATCCCCTTCTGACCAACTAAAATGTATGCATCCCGACCCGTTATTTGATCAAGTGTGAATGGATTGGCACCTAATGAAATTAATGCATTCTTAACTGGTGCTAGGTTTACACCAATACTGTCGTAGTTTGTAACGATAACAAAGGTGTCATTTGGAATCGCAGAAATAGCGTTACTCATTGCCGTAGCATTTGCTACAGCTGCATAAGTATCATATCTAGTTGAAGAAGCTATAGAACCATCAGCTGCTAAAACATGGACTGAAAAACCACGTGCTGAAGCTACTGATTTGATTTCACCTTTTAAGTTTTTAATCCCTGTGAAAAAGCCATTCCAGCCACATGAATAAACACGGTAATTGAAAACTTGACCAAGGTCCTGATTTAATTGTTTATAACTTGATTCCAAGTTATTAATAGACTGTGTAGTGTTCTGTTGATTATCACTAATAGTTGAATTAATTTCCTGAAACTTACCATCTACAGCAGTTTTATTATTGTCTACAGTAGATTTTAAAGTCGCATAATTCTCTGCAAGTGAAGTAATCTTTTCACCGTTTTTTTGAACATCAGCTTTAGTACCTTCAATTGCAGAAGCATTAGCTTCAAGATCCTTAATTAGTTCACGAGGATTTTTTCTAAAACCAGTGGCTAACTCACCTTTTTCAAGTTGCACTTCTCTAATTAAAAAGTCAGGAGCAAAACCTACTTGCGAATATAAAATTAAGTTAATATGCTGTAAATTAATAATATTTGTATCAAAGGTATAAGTACATAATGTTTCTTTATCAGTCGAAATGTTATTCCATGTAGTACCAATTTGGTTATTACGACCTGATGAATCTCGACGGTGTATAATTAATAAAATTTGAGTCTGTGCAGCTGTCAACGACATTGCTTTAAATGACAATGTGTACTTCTGATTCATCTCTAAACCATCTGCCAATGTCAGAGTTTCAATAAACCCTTTAAAGTATGTAGTTGTATCAGTAGATTTAAAGTGCCCCCAAGTAGCACCTTTTGAATCTTTATAAACTTCAAGTAGATTACCTGCCACAGCAGAATTTTGACGCCAATTTAAGGTGCCTAAAGGGCTTGAGAAATCACCATTTTTAATTATGTTGTCACCACCACTTGAAGAAATAGCAGCTTTGATAATTTTGCTCTCTTCAGCAATAGCTTGGTTAGTTTCTGTTTTGGTGTAGCGAGTACTATCTAGTGTTGCTGAACTATTAGTCCACAAATCGCCAAATTTTTGACGAAATTTAGCTTCAAGGGTTTCAGTTGCAGAAGTTATTGCTTGAGCAGTATCTGCTTTAGAAGAGTAATCCTTAATTAGAGTTGAAGTACTTACCTTATCATTTAACGCTTTATTATTACCTTCATAAACTTCTACCCAATGCACTGTAGTAGTGGCATTAGCATTTGCTGAAGAATTTGGAAAACAATAAAAATTAACAACAGTTGCGTCTGTTCTAGAAATTGTAGTTAAGGTAAATTCGTAGATATCTTTACTAGCTGAAAAAATAGGTGCATCTGCATTAAATACATTACCTCCGCCAATATATACACGCAAATTGGCTGCATTGTTCCCTCCATTATCAAAGGTAACTTTTGCTCTGACGGTAACAGTAATACCAGGTGCATTTAAACTTTTTGCTAAGGGATATGATACTTGTAAATAACCACCCGTTTTACTTTTTTCGACATTACCCCCGATAACGATGTTGTCAAAAGACTTACCACCGATACTTGTTTTCAATGCTTCGGTCGCAGTTGATATTGCGCTATCAACATCAGATTTAGTCATCCGGTCGGAAATTTGTTTAGCCTGTGCAGCCAAACCATTTACAGGATCATTAATTGTTGATTCTAAGTTTTGAGTTTTTTTAGCTAAAGCAGTACTTTCAGTAACATACGTTTGTTTAAATTCATTTAAATTTGCTGATACTTGATCGAATGCTGCATTGAAGTCGTAAGGACTTGCAATCCAATTATCTGTAGTTATGAAATCCCCTTTAACTAACACAGCCCAATACACAGTACCAACACTTTGCTTGTCTGCAGTTGGTCTGCTAAGCATATAAAAGTTAACTTCTTTGGCGGTACCAGCTGAAGTCTTCGTAAAAGTAATTTTGCTTATTACCTTACCTGAAGTGTTAATAACCTGCTGTAAAAACTGACTTCCTCCACCAGCATATACAGCTAAATTTGAGTTTGTGTCACCAGCACCACGTGTATGCTCTGCACACCAAAGAAGAGTGTACTTTGCTCCTACTTCCCAGTCTTCACCAAGCTTATAGCGTAAATGAGGATATGAAACGCCATCGTAGTTTCCAACTACGTTAGAGTTAATCAACAAGTTCGTACCAGCCGGTGCGGACTTGTTAAGATTTGCAGATAAAGTATTAGCCTGTTCAGTAACAGCTTTAATCTGACCAGCTTGTTCAGTAACTTGTGAATTTGTAGTTTGTAATGCTTCAGTTGACGCTTTTTTACTTACTTCGGTATTGGTTATAGTTAGATCATTTCTAAGTTTTGAAATATCTAAACTTTGAGAAGATAAACTATCACCATGCTTCTTCACTTCAGCTTGAGTAAGCTTAATCGCTTCCGCATTTGCATTTAATGAACTTTGAGTATCTCGAGGGCTTGGGCTCCACGCTGTAGCTTTATTACCTGCTTCGATCTGCAATTTTTGAATTGTTGGAATTCGACCAGTGCCATATGTACCGTAAAACTCAATAGTCGATTCGGTTGTGCTGCCAGTGTGTAATTTAGGAAACACGGTAACTTCAAATTTTTGAAATTCATTTGCTTTAGTGACTGTAACAGAAGTTGTGAAGAAGTGAGCTGATCCATTAGATGAATATACTTGTACAGTTCCAGCAACCGGTACACTCACTTCAAATGAAATCGTAACCGGCTTATCTAAATTTTCATCATAAAAAGCTTTCAACTCTTTGCTACGTTCATACATTAAGTATTCACGGCTTGTTGCTGCTGTGGATGTTCGAGGTGCTTCTGAATTGGCTACGGCGTTAACACCACCAATCTTAATGTTATTCACTGCAGCTGTAATATCAGTCGCCACACGCCCCATGGCACTTTCAAGATCACTCTTTGTAGCTGTTTTCGATAAAGCTTGGGCATTGCTCAGAATACCTGTTTCTGCGTTCTGCATTCTTGATTCAAGCTTAGTGGTTCTTTCAGCTTCAGCTTCTGTTCTGTTAGTTGCTGTTTTGAATAAATCATTTGCAGTTGCTGTTGCATCATTAGCAGAAGCTAAAGAGTTGTTATCTTCAACAATAATGTAATTAAGCTGACAAATTCCTGTCTGAAAGTTGTAGTTAGCAATAAACATTGGGGCATAAAATTCAGCCTGTGCTGGGAATGTGCGTGGATTTTCAATTGTCCCTAAACCAGTTGCTGCCCCAGTAGACTTACCTTTCATGTATAGAACTACTTCTTGCCACTCACCTAAATTAGGTTTAATGGCTGACAATAAGTAGTTAGACGAACCCATATCTCCTGCAAGGGAGTTTGTAGTAGTTACATATTTACTTTGGTCTGCATTTTTACATGCAACACCAAGATAAATAGATCCAGTTTCCCCAAGCACACGGCGGAAGCGTGCACGCACTCGATACAACTTATTTGGATCAATTTTTTGGAACTCGTTCCAGTGAACCCATGCTTCATCATTACCGGCATTATTCCCAAGCTCAAGAATATAACCACCTAATGCATCAGCATCTTGAATTACTTTCGCTTCACCTGTGGTACGCCACTGTGTCCAGTCGTCAATACCTTTTGACGTTACGACTGCACGAACCCCTGACGTTACTTGAGTTTGAGACTTTAGGCTTAATAAATTTTGAGAAAGTGCTTCTGTAGCTTTTACCGCCGTTGTACCTGTTTGCTGCGCTTCTGCTGCATTATCGAAAGCAAGTTTAGCAATATCATCAGTAGTTTTAAGTGATGATGAAAGGCCATTTATTCTTGTATTTGTATTACTTTCTAAGGTCGAAACACTTTTTTGAACATCAGTAATTTGACCTTGTACCTTTAAGTTTTCTTTAGAGATACTTGTATCAAGTTCACTAAATTTTGAAGTAGTAGACTGTTCAAATTCGGCGAGCGACTCAGTAACTTCTAGAATATTTGCATTAGATTTCCGATCAGCCTCTTCTAGAGCTGCTTTCGTTTGGTCGATGCGTAAAGATAAGGCTTTATCACCATCAGAAACTGATTGAGCAATTGTTGCTAAATCTGACGTTGTTTTAGTTTTATTCGAATTATAGTCGGTTTTTAGTTCTTCAAGTTTTTTTGCTTCTGAAACAAGCTTTTCATCAACAAGTTTTACAGATGATTCAACCTTTTCGATATATGAAGCATTTCCAGTAATTTGATCACGCCATGCTTTTGGAATGGTGTCATTAAGTGCAGTAATGTCCCAGACTTCATAATCGGCAAGGATTACATCCACTGGGTTTGCTGTGCTTGGTAAAGGTGGATTAGTGCCAGCAATAACACGGAAATGCCCATGGATAGCTGCAGGCGCATCATAGCCACACTGAACAACAGAGTAATAAACCTCAAACTTACCTGTTCCTTCCTTATTCCCAAGTACACGTAAATAACCACCTGTACCTGTAGCATTGCCAACTGGTAATAAATAAGTGCCCATAGGCATTTTAATAATTTGTTTTATTAAAAACGTTTTATTAGGAGCAGCAACAAGAGTTGGAACAGTCGGATACCAGCCACCACCTAGAGAAACAGTGGATCTTAATAGCATCTCATGGGTACTATTTACTGGGTTATCAGTAGATTTAGCTTGTCTAGTAAACGTTGAACCTGAAGGTACAACATATGCGCTTAACCCCCCATTCCCAGATAGAAATGTAGGATCGTCACGTAAAGGCTTACCAAGTGATTGCATTCGCGCTAACTCAGTAGCATTTAACAAGCTTGCATTAGTGGTATCTAAACTTGCTTGAATTTGATCAGTCTTTTCAGCAACAGATTTACCAAGATCAACTACTGTACGTTCAACATTATTAATTGCCGCTTTGTTATCACCAATTTGAGACTGGGCAGTACTAATTTGTTCAGTAAAAGCTCTATCTTGAGCAGCAAGGGTTTTTATTTCTTCTGAAATTAGGGCATTTGATTTACCCAATTCAGTTTGCATTTCAGCAAACTTAAGCTCAAAACTTTTTGTTAATGCCTCTTTATCATTTGCACGTGCTTCAGCTTCAGCTAGAAAACCCGAATCGACTTTCTTATCAAGGTCAACATACTGGGCTGCAACTTGATCAACTTTTTTAACTGCAGCTTCAGTTTGGGTTACAACCGGTTCAATTTTTTGATTAATGAGTGTATTAGTTTCTTCACCTAATGCTAATTTAGCGTCATCAATCATTTGACCAGCTTTAACTAAGTTTTGATCAATGTCTTGTTTTAAGGCGGCCTTAGTTTGATCAATAACATTTAGTGTGTCAGCTGCTTGTTTTTTACGGTCCAGAACTTCTTGATCCGCAATTTTTTTTGCGTTTTCTGCGACTAACCGAATTTCATTTGAATCACTTCTTACATCAGCAATGATTGAATCTGTTTCACTTTTAATAAAACCGATTTTATCATCGAGTTCTTTCTCAGCACGAATTGCACGTTGTTGAGCATCAGCAACCAATGCTTCATTAGCTTGAATAGACTGATCGATACGTTGATTGGCTTCATCCAATCGTAGATTAGCCTCATTATTATGTTGATCTACAATTAATTTAGTATTATTTATTTCTTGATCTATATAAGCACGAACTTCATCGACTTTATTTTGAGCGATCTGATTAACTTCTTTAACTTGTTCATGAATCTTTTGAACTTCCTCATCAAAATGTTTCATTCCTTCTTCAAGCAATTTAAAAGCATCAGAATCTTTAATATTTTCTATTAATTCTTCTACTTCCTTTATTTTTTCATCAATCTCTTGGCTTACTTGATCTTTAGTTTCATCAATTTTTTCGCCTTGTTCTTTTAACTCTTCCTTTAAACTTTCTAATTTATTAAGAGCATCTTTAAATGCACCCTCAATAGCTTTAGGGTCAATAGGCACACCTGCAACCGTAAGCGTTGTGCCAACTGCCATACTACCCGCTACAGCACTATTGCCCGCAACTGAAGTATTACCCACTACAGTGCTATTTCCCGTTAATGTGCTATTACCAGTTTGTTGAGTATTAGCTTGTACATTCATTAACGGCGTTTTGATCGAAACGGTTGTGCCAGAATCTACTTTTAAATTTTCTTTAGAGATAAATTCAATATTGTCTTGTCGAATACGGCGCACACCTACAATCGCGCCGTCTCCGTGACTGACATAACTATGGATTACTGGACGTTCTTCATTACCATTTTCAAAGAAGACATAGACGTCTTCCCCATCCACAATTTGAATTTCTGTATCTAAATCACTATCGCCGACTGGATAAGCAAAAGTTGCTGTAATTCCTTCACTCGCGCCATCAGTTAAACCATGAATGTGTACTTGTGCAGTACGACCTTTTGCGTTGTAACTTAAAATCTTTGCACGTTTTAAACCATTCATATATTTGACCTACAAATTAGCAATCCAGAACTTTGATGAAGTCCCCATTGATCCCCCGATTGCGCCTGTATCTATATGATGTGCAGCAGTTAAAACGACATACTTCTTACTATCTATTTCAAATATATCGCCTGCATTCCAGTTCAAATTTAGTGGTCTAATAATGGTCCCACGCATAATCAAAACTTTTTCCAAGTTTTTGACTTGTCGGGCATCTAAACCAGCTCTTTGCGTCACAGTGTGGCCTGGGGTTATTGAGTCATCACCAACAACCGTTGAACCGTTATTCTCAACTGTGACAAAAGATGATTTTTGCATCAGTTCCAAAGGTTTACTTGATATCCAAACGACACTGCTAGGATCTAGTTTTGTGATAGGTTCCTTTTTGAAGAAAGAATCAATTTTTTGAGCAGACACTTTATTATTTTGAAAGCAAATTACAGCTGCTTCTTGTTGCAGATAATGAGCCAAGCGCTGTGTAGGCATACTACCCTTTAAACAAACAAATTTAGGCAAAGGTAAATCACTGCCCAGACTGATCGTTGCACCACAAGCTCGAATTACTGAATTAAAAGAAGTTTCATTACTAATAATTGCTTGCTTTGAATATTCGATAAGTCTTTTACAACCAGCCAAAATACCAATACATGAGATGCCACCTACTCGCCGATCTTGTTTAATAGTCTGAGTTTTTAGAGGGGTAACTTTGATAAGTTCGAAAGGATGAGATATGTCATTTACAGTAAGTAGCTCCCCTTCTTTTAAAAGGGAGTCTAATTCAGTAGTAGATTGAACTGTGAACTCAATAGATGCGGGAATAGGTACGAGATCAGTTCTTAAAGTTGCACTAATCAGCTCAGACGCTGGAATAATTTTACCCGCAGATACAATGGTGATTTGCATTAACGGTTCCCCAAGTTAAAATTAAAACTCATTGGGGCCATACAAAACGCAAGTTTAGGCAAAGCGTCTTTCTTTTCATTATAGTTCTGTTGAGCTTCTGATACAGATAGCCCATAACTTTCGACTCCGAGCCCACGAGTAGCTTCAACCAATCTAGCTTGCAAAAGATCACAGTGAGCTTTTACTAAAGGTTGGATGATTACGTACTCATCACCGCTAAGTTCGATAGTTTCATTCAGTTCAATACTCGTGGTAGCTTTAGTTTGACAATCTAAAACAGCCCATCCGGCATAATATTTTGCCTCATCTAAAAATGCTTTCACGATATCATCAAGCAAAATTGAATAGCCCGATAATTGATATTCTTTATAGAGTTCTTCTGAAAGTTGCTGGATAGAACCAGCAACTACAGCATACCCTTCAGATTCAGGTAATAACTTCATAGCCATTACCCGAAAAGATTGCCTAATGTACGTGATGTCGCATTAATCGTTGAGTTGCGTACAGCTTGTTGAGCAGTATTGATTACCTGCTGAACGCGATTCACAAGTTCAGCTGTACCATCAATTTCTTTTTTACCCGGCTGAATACTGCCGTTGGTACCAATGTTTGCGAAGCTACCAAAGTAGTTATAGTCGATTGGGCAAGAAACTGTCATAACTTGAGATCGGCTATCTGAATCATACTCAGCTGACTCAAAGCGTATAGCACAGTTTTCAAGTGCATAAGAACGGGTAAAACTACCTAAACGGCCATCGTAATAATCACCATGGATGATTCCACCACTAGCTACGACATATTCAGCTAATAGTTGATCATGCCCTGCTTCAGTTACTAGGATTTGAAGGTTGCCTGTGTAATGGGTTTTCGGGGGACCAGCAACAATTCCAGTAAATCCACCCGCATATTGAACTTCTGCTGGATCTTCATTACTCACAATTGGCCGTGGGCAACTTTTAAATAAGAAGCGAAGGTCTTCCATGCCACGAGGAACAAACATCCCCTGACACGCTAATAATGGTGAACCAAGTTGCTGTAGAGCAATGTAATCTTGTTTAAGCTGATTTAGTAAAATCGGATTAGATTGTTGCATAATTTTGATGCTCAAAATGCAGATTTATGCAACAAGATTAAGGATGTTTTTGCTATTGGTTTTTAATCAGTTCCATTTTAGAAAACTGACTTTATATTAATAAAAAACCCGCAAAAGCGGGCTATATCACATCTGTTTATAGATAACATCTCGCCTATCTACATCAAGAACAAGAACTACGACTACATCATCCTTGACTTGATATAAAAGGCGGTATCCTGCTGATTTCAGTTTAATCTTATATAGATCAACTGATCCTCTCAGCTTATTCTTCGGTATCTTAGGGTTATCTAGGATTGCTTCCAGCTTACGAATAAACTGCTCAGCGATTTGTGGGTTAAGTTTGTCAAACTTTTTAAGAGCTGTTTTTGAGAACTCTAGCTCGTAACTCATTAATAGATACCTTCACAGTTTCGTCAGTATCAACTTGCTCGGCTAGTTTAATTAGTTCCTGATCTTCAATTAGATCCATCATGCGTTCATACATTGCTGCCGGAACACAGTAGAATTCTGGATTATTTCTATTCAGAATAGCTACTGCTTCGCCAAAAGCATTTTGTACAACTGCTGTAGGATTCTTTTTTAATTCAGAAACACTAGCCACAAATCGACTATGGATTATGTGGTTCATGACGTTTCTCATTTGATGTGTCCTACATCAATTTGTAGCCAATTGATTAGAACCGTCCTCAGAAAGTTAAGTTTGCTACAGGGTTAACTCAATATAAACAATTTGAAGATCTGTTTCAAGACCTGTTTAACAACCACTTAATAGGTCTTAATAAAAAAGCCACCCTAAAAGGTAGCTTTTTAAATCAGCTTTTTATCCAATATTTGGTGGTACTCGCAGAACCTGTACTGAAGGTACACCCCGATACACACCCATGAAGCATATCGTTGATGGCATTGGCTTAGATTGGGCTTCTCAGTTTGTTAAGTTAAAACAAATAGTTAATCAAGTTGTTATGATTTTCATAATAACTGATTTTCTTGTAATGTGCCTAAAATAGAAAGGATCTGATTCAGTACTGGGCAACTTTGTTCTAGCTGTATTTACTGCCGGTGCATAAGCTAAAGCTTTGGACATAATAATGACCCTATTCATTGAATAAAGCCATTATTTACAATGAGGAAAGCTTAGAAGTTAGTTAGTTCCAACTCCACAAGAAAAATATTTTAGTTTTCGATATCTTTATCATCACATTCAAGCCAAAAGACATCTTCAAACTTCTCGCATACACCAGCTTTTTTTAGTTCGGTGTAAATGAGTAAGGCACGATAAACACTGATGTGTTTTCCTGCTTCTGCATCTTTTATATACCTATTAAGCACATGATTATTTGATATAAATCCGCATTGTTTAGCTAATTGATAAACTGTCATACCAGCTTGCTCTCGCAAAGTTGCGACATTGTTTTTTTCAACCATCACGATATACCAAAAAATATTTAGTTCAGTGTATCACAAGAACAATTGCTATTAAATATAATTTTATTAATACTCGTAATTGCTATTATATTTAATAGTTGTTATATTTAACTCATCAGGACAGGATATGGTCTTGATAAAAAGAACCCCTTGTACCGATCAAAGTAAACAAGGGGTTATATCCAATCTCTAAGAGGAAATTAGACATGACTACTTTAACTCAAATCACCGTACCTTTCCACAATGCTGAGTTGTACTTGGTGGAACATGATGGTCAGCCATATACACCCATGAAGCCTATTGTTGAGGGTATGGGGTTAGCTTGGCAGTCTCAATTAGCAAAACTGAATGCCAATCCTCAACGATGGGGTATAACGAAAATCGTTATACCTACTCTTGGCGACTTACAGGAAATGGTTTGTCTACCACTAAGAAAACTTCTTGCTTGGCTCACCACCATCAGTCCTAACAAAGTAAAACCTGAACTTCGTGACACTGTCATCATGTACCAAAACGAATGTGATGATGTCTTATGGAATTACTGGACAAAAGGCCAAGTAATCAATCATAGAAAAGCTATCTCACCTGAACAACAGCATGCTTTACATGCAATCGTCGATCGTCGTGCAGGAAAAGATCGAAGTTTAAGAGCCTCTATGTGGATACGTCATAATCGCCACTTTGGAATTGCTAAATATAGCCAATTGCTTTCAATCCATTTTGATGATGCGAAGCAGTATCTTGAGACAATACCACTTCATGAGCTAGGCCCAACCGAAACAGATACACTTAAACGTTTAGAAAAATTTGTAGATAATCTCGCTGCACGGTATCCAGCATTAGAAAATCCGCTAGCTTATGAAATAGCACAGCATGTAGGTGAGAAGCTAAAGTATCAATCTCCCAAAGGTCCGAAAAACTTCTGGATTTCGATTCAGGAAAACGGCGCTCTTTCAGTACAGCAATATTCTCTACACCACACGCCCATTAATGTCGTGCAACTACGCGAAAAGTTTAATGGGCTATGGGAGTTTCTTCATAAGGATGAAGTACTTGAGCTTGGCAAAGTATTAAAACGCTTTCCTTTTGAACCTGTGAACTGAAAGGGCATATCATTAAATTAAGACGTTCCTACTGGAACTCCCCTTATATTAAAGCCAGCTATACAGCTGGCTTTCTTTTTAGAACTTATCCAATATTTGGTGGTACTCGCAGAACCTGTAATGAAGGTACACCCCGATCTAGCGCATCTTGGACACAACGATAATCAGGATTATTTGGTTCATAACCAAGTTCACCACGGATATTACCCTTATGTATTGTCATCGGTGCATCAAAACGCCCACGCATAAAACGACCAATAATAATTGTGTCAGTTAATGATTGATTGGTCTTTATTTCTGTTTTATCAGTTTTTTTCTGATATTGAATACCAGGCGCTTCACCTATGATTTGAGTTGTATTCATGAGTATTTCCTTAATTAAATGGATTATAGGTAAAGCCAAAAATGACCTTACCTATGAGTAATTAGTAAATACCTAAGCGTTTACCTTTTTTGAATGAACGTAAACGCTTGTTGATTGCATTTGCAGTAAAAGCATGAAGTCGAGCTTTTTTCATACCAGCTTTTTGTGCTGCAGTTAAACGGACCTTTTGACCAGGTAATCGTTTATTCACAACGGTTTTGACACCTTGACGAATAGCCAGCACACCACGGTAGTGAATTTTTCGCCCATTTACTTTCCGTTGGCTAAATGCTCCATTTCGAGCTTTAATTTTTTTAGCCATTGAATCGAAACCTTCTTCAGTTTCATCTGCTTCACCGAAAATAAACTCACGAACCAGTTCTTCAAGTTCAGGGCCTTCGTCTGGCATATTAGCAAGAACTGTATTGGCTGCTGCTTCTAACGCCGCATCAGCAACTTCTGTATCATCACTAAAGATCTCTTCAATATCAGTAGCGTCAACGCCAAATGTTAAGAAAGCATCGGAAAGAGACGCCATCAAAGCGTTTTCATAGATACCGTCTTCATCATCTGCACCATCTAATGCATCGACAATTAATGCGTCTAAATGATCAACGCCCAGTTCACCTTCTTCAAGCTTACCTTCACTGATTGTATCTACCGTATCAGATAGAATGTTCAGAGCAATTTGTCGTACTTGTTCAATCACAGATTGCTGTTCTCGATCAGTACTTGAAACCTTACTTACAACGGTAGAAATATTCTCCGCTGCTGAATCAAAAGCACGTAAAGCTAAAGGTTTTTCTGTAGTTGGGCCAAATGGATTCATCTTGATAGATCCTTAAAATTATTTAACTAAAACGTCGTCATCAAAAATTGCGGCACGAGTTGTACCAACAACTCCATGGGCTAAATAGAGTCGTACACGCTCATATGGATAGTCTTTGTCAGGTATTAAACTGAACTCAAAAGGTTTACCACCTAGATCTTCAGCCGGTTGTAACCAACCGGTTGTTTCACTAGAAGCACCCTCTAAAAACTCTTGAATTTCATCACCAGCTTTTTTGATATAGTCCGGTGTAGCTTGGAACATGTAAGTTCTAAGGATTTCGATACATTTATTCGTAACTCGTGCCGCAATCTCAGCTGCAGGAACTAAACGCAATGCACTATTTTTACTTTGATACTGGGTTAATACATCACTTAAAACGAATAATGTAGTTTCAAACTTAACTGGGCGAACTACATTTACTTTAGCCTTTGCCAACATTTCTTGAGTCTGTTCATCTTCAAGATCAATATTCGGCATCTGGCTTAAGTTTTTTGCTGTAAATGGATAATCTTTCCAAGCTACTGCATTTTTTAACGGCGCAAAGCCTTGTTTATTTAACTTTGCGTTACGTAATAATTTATCGCCGATGTAATGGCCCAAATAATAAGCTGGGACCTTACGCCCTCTTAGTGTGACAGCACCAGATGGACGGCATAGGTTCGGACTCCAAATGAATTGAACAAACTGTGATTGTGCATCTACACTTGTCGCAAATTGAGCTGCTTGCTCAGCTGTAAAAGTTGGGTTGATTTCAGCATCCAAAGGAATACGTAACTTTGTAGCTGCACGTTGTGCCGCAACATAAATTGGTAAATCATGAGGATTTGGTAAAGTCAGATATGCTGGTGTACTTAATTGACTCGTCAGAATCTTATATAGTTCATCTGGATTAAATGATGGTAACGATTCATCTTCCAATGCCAATGTTTTTGAAGCACGACCTAAGCTATTTGATTCGTTATAAGCATTTGATTTGAGTATTGCTTGTAACGCATCAATACCTAACGATAAATCAAAACGCTCAAAATATTCTTTCGCATCAGCTACAGCGACAATAGAAGCAGAATTTTCAATGTCTCCATCTACTAATCCCTGAACAGTAACAATTTGATCACCTGTTACCGCATCACGGATTTCCAAACGCATAGAAATATCTGCAGGACCGCGTGGGCTAGTTACTTTCGCAAAAAAGGCCACATTGATTTCTGTATTTGCAAGATAACTGTGAGTATCAAATTCCAGTTTTAGTGATGGGCTGGCCCCTGCTACAAGGGATAGCTCACCTGTACTTGATAGAGCAAGTATATTCATTACATTACACGCCCAAGGCTATTTGTTTTAAGTATTTTGAGCCGTTGGCTTTTTTGATTTTCTGGCTAGTTCCAATGTAAAAAAAACCACTCGAAAGTGGTTTTTCATTTCCTAAATTTTATAATCCGCTAGCAGGTTCTGTAGGCTCTTCTGCCTCAGTAGGTACAATTTGAAGTACATTACCTTTCAAGCCATTAATTTGATCTAGGTTATCTAGCAATTGTTTATGAGCTTCGTCACCGATCAAAGTGAATGTGACCTTTTGACCAGCTTGTACCAAAACTTGCGTAAATGGTTCGGTAATGTCACTTAAACCGTTATTTTGAAGTGTAATACTTCGTTCAGTAGGATGATCACCAACAGCATCCATAATTGGGTTCGTGCCATCAATAATGAAAATAGTCATCTTGTTACTCAACAGTTAGATTCTTACCAAGCCCCTTCAACTGACGTAAGTTTTCCAGTACTTGATGTTTAAATGTTTGGTTATGACACGTAATACTTGCTGTTTTACCTGCCTCAATAGCAACACGTGATAACGGTTCTAAAACTGTTGAAAATCCGTTATTAGTAACTTTAATAACTAGCGGATCCACGCTACTCCCACCTGATACTGTTAACAAATCCGTAATGGGAGTATTAACTTTAGAAGTATCAGTTTCTTTAAGGACATGATCCGATTCCGTCCCCACATCATCACCAGACTTACCACCATTTGAATCTAGATCATTTGAAGGTTTGACAGAATCATTCGATGTTTCAGTTGGATTTCCATTTTCTTGAGTATTGGACTCTTCATTATCTGAATCGCCATTTTTCAAATCAGTAGGTTTATTACCTTCATCTTGAGATGCGCCGTCTTCAGGACCTTGGCTATTTAACAAATCACCTTGGTCTGAAGCTTTTTCATCACCAGCTTGGGTATTCTGTGTTTCTGTAGTTTTATTGGTTTTATTACGTGTGTTTTTTTGTTTAGTAGTCGCTTGTTCGTCAGTTGAAGCTAAAGTTTCGTCAGTGTTTTGTGTTGCAGCAGCCATGAGATTTTCCTTTCAATAAATAGGGTAAAAAGGCGCATCGAAATGCGCCCTTATCTGTTTTACTTACGAATTTTTGAGAGATGGCATATTGATACAGTGGATGACATAGCTTTGATCAGCATAACGTTCTAACGGGTTCATTTCGGCTGCTTGAGCACCGATTAAAGTAAGTACTGATTCACGCGCATCTGGTCGAGTTTCAATAACTGAAAGAGGCGTTTGAATAAAGCCAACGAACGGCGCACGAATTGGCTCATTACCACGACCAACTAAAAGCATATCAAACGCTGTATCTGCTTCAGCTACAAGCTCTTGTGCTGTCGGTGCGTGGTAAACGTTTGTACCATCTGCAAGAGTACCAATACGGACAATTTGACCATAACCAGCAGTGTATCCGGTTTTAACTGGCATCTTGTCGCTTGACAGTTGATTAAAGAATACTGACCCAGTATCGCCAACATATAAGTCAAATGCTACGGTAGAGCCACCAGTACGTTGGTTAATATCCAATTTGGCAGCTGCAATAAATTTATTTACTTCCGCAAACAAGTCACCTGAAGTATTAAATGCAGCTGCTAATTTTCCAGTCACACCACGAGAAGCATCAAAAGTAACTTCACGAGCGGAGTATTCAGCTAAATCTTTTGCTTCACCTAATAAACGTACAGTTTGTTCTAAGAAGATTTTACCTTGAACAATTGCTAAAGCCTGACCCAGAAAACCAAGCTTAAGTTCGTTAGTTAACTGAGATTGTAATAGTGTTGAAGCTGTTACCCGTGCCATGATAGGTGACGCAATCAATGTTTCATATTCAGGTTCGAAATCAACACCAACTGGGGTTAATAGATAGTTATCATTACCATCACGCGCATCAAAATCCGCCACAAGATGAACTTCAATTTTCGCACCAGCTGGTAATGCTTCATTTAATGTCACGCTAATTTTGCTAGCTGAAATGTCAATTTCGCTACCAACTACACGATATTCAACGCCGTTTACTACTACGTCTTTCTCAGCAATAGCAGAAATCTTGCCTGAAAATTTTGATTTACTGCGATTTCGAGTATGCGCAACTTCTTTACCATTGATCTTAATAGATACATTACCCGCAATAAATGGCAATAAACTCGCTTTGGCGTCAGGTGTTTTAGCCTTGAAGTCTTCATAACCAGTTCGTGCAGTCACAGTATAAGTTGCACCTGCGCCACCATTAGACAATGCAAAACGGAATCGTCCTTCAACATAAGGCTTAGAAGCATTTGCACCATCTAAGTATTCTGATTTCTTCATTGCACCAAAATCACGGTTGGTGATAAAGCGAATAGATACAATCGGTACTTCATTTGAGCCATTTGAGTTGGGAATCATAGCAACGATAGGTGTTGCATAAGCGATAACGTTGGCGATAGTAGCAACTGTAATTGCTGGAACGATGCTTACAGATTCATGATGCTGGTGATTTACATCATCAAAACCAGATTCATTAATACTATCGTAATAGCTAAGGGTCTCGGCAGGCAAAGCAGCTGCTTGTTTCGCACCACTTAAACCAGCAGTTAATGCAGCTGCAATGATTGAAGGATGTGGTAATTCACCTCCATGACGTGATTGATATTGTGATACCCCAAACATCACAGCTTTATCAACTTCTGGCGCATATTCGATACCAATTGAATCAAAAATTGCTTTTAATACTTCTGGGTACTCATCTGCCGCTGTTTGAGCACTGTCAAACCCATTTTCAAGCTCTTCAGGACTTTTGAAATAGTAATTTCGGCACTGAACAGTAGCTAGTTGTTGAGCATCATACTTTTTACGAATTTCTTCTGTTAACACAGTCATTTTAAACCAGCCTTTGGCTTTCTATGTAAGATGCAGAAAGTCTGACATGGCGTATTTTTACTAAAACTGGTCGGTTCCAAACATAAAAAAGTCCCCAAAATTGAGGACAAAGAAAATGTAGCTAAAGGACCATCTCAGCCCTTTATTTATATAGCTATCCGCTTACACCACTTGAAACATAAATCTCCACATTATCACCTGCTTTCACTTTATAACGGAGCTTATCCCAGCAATGCTGTCTAAACGGTTCAGTATCGGGCGCAGCAGCTGTTAATGTAAGAATAGACACCCAGTGAGAATCGTTTTGCGGATCTGCATATGGAATATTGCTTCCGAAAAACTCTACTTCTGCCCCGTTCCCGATTACCTGGTAATTGAATATTGCAGAAGTACATTGTTCAGCCATTTCAATGTCGCCTGTCTTTTTACCTTTTTCATTGAAAATTAAATAGCTCATTTAGTTTCTCCATCACCTATAGGTGAAATAAACAAATCATCTCTACGGTTTAAAACATACTTACTGCCAAAATCTGCCATGAGGCTAAAACCAGTAATATTTACAATCTCAAACCACAACATTAGGTTTTCATAAATCATTAAACCTAAAAGATCACCTTCTTTAAGAATCAAGTCAGGGATGTTGATTATCCTTTCCAAAACATCATCCAATTCTTCATTGAATGTCTCTACTTGAGCGGTTAGCACCAAGTCAGATGGGTTATTCATTGAGAAGTTCTTTTGAATATAACCACCATTAAATTTATCGAAATGAACATAAGCAGCGCCCTTATATTCATACTTGTAGTTGGGTTCGTCTTGAATCGATAAAGTGTTCGCTTCAAAAGAAAGAGGATCTAAAGGTTTTGAATCTTCAGCCGGATTATTGAAAACTACTTCTTTTCGCCAAATTTGCGCGGGAATACTTGCTAGAGCATTCATCACAACACGTCTAGCTGCTAAACGGCGTCCATTTGCAACTTGATTTACTGATCTATTTAGCATTTCGACTTAAACCCTTCATAAAGACATTTAACATGTCATTGTCGATTGCGCCTGATTTATGTAAGGCTTGAATTCTTTCAATTTGACTTGCTCTAACAGTTTCCACTTCAAAACGTTTGAGGGTTTTTAATTCGCGTTCTAAGAGCTTTTTGGCAACTTTATCAGCTCTACGCATCATTTCTTTTTCTGCTTTTTGGATATTGGCTTTGATTGGCTTAACAGAACCATTCATCAAATCCATTACTTGCTCGTTAATTGAATTCTGTATTTGCTTATCTGTTTGCTTATACCGTGCACCTACTTGTTTCTTACGGTCTTTCTCTACTTCCTTTTTAAGGTAGGCAATCCCTGCTGGTGAACTAATCCACTTAACAACCCGCAATACATGCTTACAAGCCACACCGGATAAATGCGGGTTACGTATTTTCGGAAAGCCGCCCTCATCACGTCCCAAATTGTAGCCGCCAATAGTTGCCATATAGCGGTACCAGAACGTATGACGTTCGCAGTCACACTGAAATTTGATTTTGCCTTTAGCTAAGCGGTTTTTAACAGTGGTTAATGCCTGCTTGTCGATATCAAATACGACAGATTTAAAGTTTGAAAACTCAATCTCAACGTGATGATTTAAGACTTTACTATTTGGACCGGCATTCGTAAGTAAGTGCACTAATCCAGCTTTTCTGCTTACTGGAACCGCCAAATAGATTTGCTCATTTGCCCGGTCAATATCGTCTTGTCGGCTTAAATTAATGATGTTTTGAGGGGTAATACCCTTACTATACTGATCTTTTAATAGTTGAATGTTTTCCTGAAATGCCAAGATATCATCACGGGTAATACGCCGTGGTACTTCTCCATTTCGCTGACCTAATGTTGTAAAAAGTACCCTTTCGACATCATATTTTTCCCCTTGGGCAATATCTTGTGGTCGCAAGAACATAGGTTTAGGGATCTTTCGTCCCCAATCATCATATTCAATTTCTTTTTCTGCAAATGCCCGCTGTTCTCTATCTGCACGCTGGCGGCTCTGTTGATCTCTACGAACTCCACCATTTTGCAAAGACTGGTTTAATTGCAGCTGGGCACGGCGTAAATCATCTGGCTTGAATGCTGACATTTTAATTATCCTGCAAGTATTCTTTTTGAAGTCTTAAAAGATCAACAAGCCTTGGAAAAGCCACCTTATTAAGAGGTAACTTTTCCCAAACGCCGTTCACACCACACGCCACAAGTACTGCATCAATATGGTTTCTTGAACCATATATTTTCAAACTCAACAGTGATGGATCTTGAGATTCATCGTCTTTGATTTCCCAAACAATCAGATTCTGAATATTATTTTGTTGAAGATTCCGGTGAATTAAGTCTCTAATAGCATTTCGATAATCATTTCTCATACTGTTTTACCTATTTAAGCTTTAACAGTACTTACACGAGCAAAGCCACCAGTACCTGCTTTACCAGTGTTACCATTACTTTCGGTTGCAACACCAGGTTCACCAACAACTAAAGTCATATACTGAGTTTTTTCGGTTGAATTCACATATCGGCAAATGAGTAAACCACCACTTGCACCACCACCACCAAGTGCCCAGCCATCATCACCTACACCATTAGCACCATCACCACCAGCACCCCAGTTTGATACTGGACTTACTGATGCGCCGCCTTTGTGGTTTGTTTGGTTTGCAGCTGTACCAGCGTTACCAAGCTTGCGTGAAATTTCGGTTATGTTTGATGTCACAGTGATTACACCTGCTAAACCACCAGCACCATTTGAGAAAGCACTACCATTCGACCACTGACCACTGGTACCGCCTTTACCGCCGCCAACAACCGCCAAATCAAGTTCATTTAAACGTAAGCGTGTATCTGTTCCACTGGTCCCATGTGCCAATGCTCCTAACTCCCAGACACTGCCACCACCAGCACCACCAGCACCAACCAAAATGAATTCTTTTTGTTCTTTCGGTTGAATTGGAATGATATAAACACCTGGGACTGTGTAATCGCCGTTTCCATCGTTTAGTGTTTCTGCAGCTACCTGAACAACGGACCAATTCACAGTACCTGAATACCCTATCCGGTTTTGACCTGAGCGGTCCCAAACTTCATATGAAAAACCCTTTTCAGCACGGGTAAGCTTCCATGCTTCATGTGGGCTTTCTGGTGTTAAATAGATTGCATACTTTGAATCACGTAAATCAGTAACTTTGCCACCTAGTTCAACTGTGGCTGAGCTACCAATATTTACACCTGCTCCAATTAATTTTGGATATTGAGCATCTAAGTTTTTCTTGAAATCGATTAACTGCTGTAACAAATTTTTGGAACTAAGATCTAGATCATCAATCTGTTGTTGTAAATCATCGTCTTTGGCTTTTACATCTTTTTCAAATGCATATTGGGGGTGCGGATCCTCATGCTGATTATGTTCAGTCATGAGCTTACGAATTAACGCGCCGTATTGTGGGTGTGGATCTTCATCTGCACTATGCTGGTTCATCAACATCACTGCAATTGGAGTATTTGGATCAATTTTTATAGTTACATTTTTTAAATTAACGTCAGTTAAAACAAATCCAAAAGTAACGATAGCAACCACGTTTGCATGCAGTGACATGATTGATTGAACTTCTGTAGTTGACGCCACTGCAAGTAAAGTGCCATCTGATAGATATATACCTAACTCAAACACTTCCATTGTTAAAGTTGGCTCAATACTCATCACAAAACGCAAAGTTCCAGTTTCTGTGTCTACACCACCACCATTAAGCGAAAATCTGGCTAATTCATTTTTAAGAGAAGTTAGGTTTTTCGCTTCAACTGATGCATCAAATTTGCCGGTACCAACAGCAAGATGAGTAAGCTCCCCACCAAAGCTAGCAACATCGCCTGCTTTATTTAATGCATTCCGACCTGCGTCAGTTAAAAAGAAATTAATAGCCATAACCCACCCATATGATTTATTGATCTATGGTAGTTACGGCAAAAAGGTTCGGTGGGGGGCAGTTCCACAAAACTAATCATTTTCTTTTTCGGCAGCTTCTCTTAAAGCACTGAATCTTGACTTACGTTCAGCTTGTTCACGGCCTTCTGGTGTATCGTCAGTGACATTTACAGTTTCGTAAGCTTCAGTGTAATGAACGTTTTCTAAGAATAAGAAGGCAAAAGCATCACCAATATCCGGTGATTTAATTCCCATCCGTTTCATTTCGTCTTTGCTTAAGATTTTATAACGAGCAAAGTCATCAAAACGGTATGGAACGTGGATTAACTGATCTTTAATTTTCACATTGTGTTTCTTCGTTTTTATTTTAAAACGGCCACTTGCGATTGCTCGAGCTAAGCCAACATAAGCTAATGACCTTTTATTTGTAAACTCTTTTCTATTGTCATTACTAAAACATTGTGAGCCCCAATAAACAGGAACGTAGAAAATACCTTGCTTTTTAAGGTATTGGCCTAAACCTTTACCCGCCCCGTTATCATCTACAACTAAGTTAGCATTTGGGTACTGTAAAAGTAGCTCATTAATCTTTGCAAATAGTTCTAAGATATCATCTCTGTTTTTGCATAATGGAATATCTACAACTTCTACACGGCGTGCGCGCTCTCCCCATTGCGATTCACCCCAAACTTTAGAAACAACAATTACTGAATCGTCACGGCCGACACCACCACCAACGTCAACCGTAATGACATAGCCGAATTGATGGTCATCAAAAATACTGGCGCCAACATACATTTCTTCAGTTTGACGCTTGGTAATTAAGAACTCGTCTGATAAGTCTGGGAATTCACCTAGAACACGAATCTTATACTGGGCATCTTCTCTGCTTCCGTATTTTTGCCGTTGTTCTTCTAAGGACTGCTTACTAACTAGTGGTGACTCTTCACCATTAAATGTGAGAGCAATCCATACCCCACCTGCTCGATGACTTAACTTATGATGAGTTTCATAGAACATCCCCGCGTTACGGGTAGGCTGAGAGGTCATTACTGCACGGTTGTCTTCGTGCGTTAAGGCACCAAATGCTACATCAAGTACGGCATCATCTACACCACTGGCCTCATCGACCCAGACCATGTAGTTATCGCCGTGGTTACCTGCTAAGTTTGTAGGTTGATGTTTTGGTGCTGTCTTCGCAAAGACATACCATTTTTCTTTGTAGCCTTTGATGTATACAAGTTCAGATTGGTACCCAACATAATCAGCAAGCCAAGCCAAAGGCCCTTGCTTCAATCGTGCTAGATTGATACTGATTTCTTTCCACACTTGTTTCTTTAACTGCCCAATCTGCGGAGCAGTAAACATCATGATGGATTCATCAAAAAACAAGAGATGCCATAAGGCAACAATACCGGCACTGGCCGTTTTACCAGTGTTATGAAGTACTAAGTCATCTTCACCCAAGAAAAATGGATCTGGATCGAGTACAAAACCGTAATATTTACCTTCACCTAGCTCAGTAACCGATGTAATTTTTAAAGGCTTATGTTCCCCATCTATAAGCCTATAAGATGCAAACTGTTCCCTACTTTCAGGTTTAAGGTTCATATATTGAGAAACAAGCAATTCAATCTTGTCGCCCTTTGACCACCCGTTACCATCGTATAAAGAAATTAAGCAAAGAATATGTGATTTATTGAATGTATGAGCTTTACCATTCTCATATTCAAACCGGAACATTTCCTGATAACCGGTTACTGTTTTAATTACATCTAGTTCTGTCTTACCATCTGCAGCAAGAATTTTATGATTTAGATTAATACGCTCAACTGGGATAAATTCCCCATTGGCTAATTTGATTAAAGTCCCTTTACCAAAGCAACCATGCCCCGATGCTACTGAAGTACGGCTACCATCAAATGCAATAGATTCAAAAAGTAATTCTTGTTGCCATGTGGGTTCGACACCTAATGCTTCTACGGCGAAAGCATAGATGTCGTATCGATAACGCTCACAAAGTTCCCACCATTCGGGAATTTCTTTTAATGGTGCCAAAGCCATACCGTAAAAACACCATTACTTAAAAGATTGAAAAAGGAAGCATTGTTGGATCTACAGCATCTTCTTCAAACTGATTCCCTTCAGTAATTGAAAAGCCTTTGGCAATTTTCGTACTAGCCCAAACAGCTAATAGAATTGCAATGTGTCCATTGTTTAAGCTGCTGCTATCAAATTCTTGCTGAAGGCCGTTTTTATCGACCTTACGGATTTCAAGTACGTTTTTAGGGTTGTACTGGTTTAGCTTCGGCTCAATTTCAATTAACTTTGCTCTGAAACGAGCTTGGTAAATTGAAATCACTTCTTCTAAGTGCTCTTTAGCATTGAAACTTAATTGCCAATTCTGTACTTGATCCGGTGAGTCAGTTACTACAACTGTTTGATCTCTTAAATCGCTTGGTACGGGCAAATTTGAATAAACAGCTGTTTTTTGAATAACAAGCTCACCTGTATCAGCAAATGCCGCTCCAATAAGTCGAATTGGTTGATCCGAAAACCCAGCAACACGGCTGTCTATACGAATAATTCCAGACATTACATTTATCCTTAGCGCCGTTTGCGTTCTAACTTGGTTTGGCATTCAATGCAGAATTTCACGCCACCTAAAGCACGGCGGCGCTCTGGTATTTCTTCACCACATTCAACACATTCTTTTTCAGATTCGCCTTCAAAACGGCATCGGTTTGCAATTTCTTGCTGCAATAAATAATCAGCACTTTCTTGTGCCTTATCGATTAAGTCAGTCATCTATACGCTCAACTGTAATTTCACCTGTTTCTCTATCACCCTTCACACGCTGGTGATCGAGTGATGTGTACTGATCAGCTTGCACTACAACTTTGTCGTTGATTGCGGGCTGTTCCGTTGCTGAGCCGTCAGGTTCATAGCCATTACCTGTGTTGTTGTCGAATGGACCACCGAAACCGATAACGTTAGGTGTATAACCCACAAGCTGAATATCTACAGTTGAGATAGAAAGATTGATTGCTTCGCTTGGGACTGGTGATGGAAAAAGTTCATTTTCAAAAACAGTGAATGTTGAATTAACAACATGATCATTCCATTGCTGAAATGGCACATTAAAACGGCGGTTATCGCTGCTAGACATGTATGCGCAAAACTGCCCAATGACTGAACGCAGATCATTGGGATTGGTGGCAAAGAAAGCGATTTGAGCACGTACAGTTGTCGGCACCAGACGAACCTTCACCCGTTTCTCATCAATGACCGTTTCAATAAAATCAGGCACTGGTAGTAATTGATTTACATCAGGGGGTTGGTCAGTTAACGCTGTTGCAGTAAGCATTACAGGTAAAATCACTTTGGATTCTTCCTCATGCTTCTGGCTTTTTCTATATTCAGAAAGCATTGCTTCTGAATCGTCCATCATCCGTGACGGACATGCTTTTATAGCGTTACCAATGGCTCTCAACTTCCAGTCAGCCGTTAATTGGGTCTCAGGCATATACCAAGCACGAAAATTGACAAGCTGCTTATACCAAGCGTTTTGGATGCATTTAAGCGAATCGTTGGGGTAATTCATTATTACCCCCATACACTAAAGATACTGCCAAAAGACTTTTTCGGCTTTTTAGGTTTCTCTTTTACGTTTGGATTGTCCAAACTTTGAATGATTTGTTCAGCTTGTTGTTGTACTGAATCAAAACTCTTCACAGGATTTACCATACCCGTATAGAGTTCTTTTTTTCGTTCTTCTCTAAGTTGTTGCAAGCGTTTCTGTTTATCAACTTTTTCTGATAATTCACCCACTAATCCTTGAGCATTTCCTAACTCGGTTAATAGATGCAGCTGACTATTGATATTGTCGTATGTCTGTAAAATTTGATCTTCAAGTAATTGGGCAATAATAATTTCGGGCTGTGATAACTGTGAAATATCTGTTGCGCTATCAAAGCAAGAAACAACACCTTCTGGCTCTTCAGGAACAAATAATCCATCAAATAACTGACCATCACCTACATTACTTGCATAATTTGGTTGTGCAACGAAATCAAAACCAAAAAAACCCGTTGGAATTAAACGGCCACCGACATTCTTGTAATTGACTGATGTGCTAAAACCACCCGCTTGGGCTTTATAATCTTGTAATGCGATCTCACCAGGCTCGTTATCATAAAACTCTTCTCGGTGTTCAACTGTTCCATCCTTTGACGCACGTAATTCAATTGTTTTAAATGCCCGTGAAAGATATACAACTTTACCTTTAATGATCACCGTTTCAGGCGGCACCATACCATAGCGCTGTCGAATTTGATGACCGTAAAAACCTTGTAATGAATTAGTAGCAACCATTTCTTGTACATGGTCACTGTTGATCAAGTTGACCATTGCATCTACATCGACATTACTTCGATCAACACCGGTAAATTTACGGCATCGGTCATGTAAGTTGTAAGATAGAACTTTTGTCTTTCTATTTTTGCTAGCCATAAAAAAGCCCCAATGCTGTGATTGAGGCTATTGTTTCAGTTGTTCTATAGTTGAAATTTAATCAGTTCCAAATCAAATCTTTTGATCAAACTCAATTAATTCCAATAGCTTGTCATGCTGTTTATCTTCAATGGTTGCATCAAAGATGTACCCACTTTTAAGAGAAATAAAAACATCATAAAAGCGCTCATGGACCATGCCTCCTCGATGTTCACTTTCGGAGACTTGCAAACAATCCATTTGAGATAAGTCAATTAATTGAGAACAAGCACGTTTTCTACAAAAGATTTTTAATCGCATACTTCACCCAATTACTTAACAAGAGTGCCTTCAACACCACGAGCACGGCGCTCAGCTGTACGTTTATTAAATTCTTCTAGCGCACTTTCCATATAAATAATGGCTTGTTTGTTGAACTCACTCGGAAATTTTTCATCCAAGGTTTTAGTACGGTGAATAAGTACTTTTAACAATGCTTCACTAGTAACCCCATTCACCCCATGTTCTGGAATTGGGCCATCTTGAAAATGAATACTGATTTCAAAATCTTTTGCATTTTGGTTTTCAGGATTTGCTGAAATCTTATAGTAATGGCCCTGAGCATATTCCGTAATGCCTTCAACCACTTCCCCTTTAATAACTTTATCAATTTCTTGTGGTTCTAATTCATGGCTAGCATATCCTAAGAAATGATCAATTAATAAGTTTTCTCCCTGACCATTGATAGGTTCTGCGATTCCTACTAAAACATTGTCTTGAGCTTGTTGCATATAAAAAAGTCCTGAACTAATGAACAGGACTATGAAATCATTTTGTATTTGAGCGCTAACTCAACAGTTCCAATTGAATTAAAGGAAGTTATAGACTGCATAAGGCTTAGCTGCTATTGCCGCTGCAAAGCTTGTGGTGCCTAAATCTCTATCAAATGCCATTGAGTGAACTTTAACGACAATATTGGCTGGTACTAAACGGCGTAATATCGGTGACAGCTCTACCACTTCATTTGCATCAACAGTTTTATCTAAAACAATTCTAATCCGACTTGTTAAGAAGTAATTTGGCTTTTCAAAATCAGACAAATAGGCTGGATATTCTTTTAGCTTTTCCAAGCTATGCCATAGCCGGATAATCTGAAAATGATCTTTCCCCCACAACATTCGTAAAACAAACTCTAAAAACGCTAATCCTCTTTTATTACCCATGCTGCTCCAATTGGCATAGATAATTCGCATTAACGTGTCAGAGGTGTTATTTCGGCGTAATACAACAAGTCCGTTTTGTTTAGAGAACCGTTCTACAACTGTTTTACTACCGATATGAGGACAACCGTAATCCAATAAATCTTGTATGGACTGTTCAAAGTTTTGTGCAAATACTTGTTTAAATGCTTTAGCAAGTGCGGTTTGCAAGCCCGTACTCACATATTGTTCATCGATAGGCCGAGTAAAGCTTATAGGGTCCATGTAGCCCCCGAAATATCAGCGGTGCGTTCCAACTCAACAGTAATGCTGTCTTTTGTCACATACACCCACTCATTAGGCTTATTCAACTCATTTGAAAGCATAATGGTAAAGTCACTCATCCGGTCTTGGAAAGCCACAATATTGTCATTAATCAGCTTCCCCATTTCTTGCGTATTAAAGCCATTAACCAGCCAACGACTTGAGCTCAATGATTCACGCCCGTATCGTTCTACAAGTAATTCTTTGATCTGTGTCTTAACCATATCTGTGTTATGTACAGAAGCCAAAGAGCCTTTAATTTTTACTTCAATTGGCTTTTCTACAACTTCATGTACATTCACTTTACCTTCATACAAGTTATCGCAATAACCAATATACCGACAGATATCTTGTTCTAACGTTGCTTGTTCAGCTGGGTTCTTGGCAACCACCACAAGATTTAAATGATTTATGTCGCGGTATGTAATGGCAAAGTGTTGCTCTTGCAACGTTTCATTCCAGACAGAAATAAACTGTGCCCGTTTCATAAATTTTTTACGGACTGCATAGTCAAAGTTGCCGAGAAATACCGCATCTTCATCGTAAAGTGATGGATAGCTTGATAATAAACGTAATTCTGATACAGCTAACGGATCTACGCCCTCTCTAATCAGTCCACCAGCTTTAAAACGCACTGATACCCGCTGTTCATCATTAGTAAGTACATCAAGTAAGGCCGCATCTTTTAAACGATTAACATCAACTTCCCCGTATGTCTCAAGAATTCCAATTATTACCGTTTCATTGGCTTGCAGAGTACGACCAGCTCTCTCAGAATCGCCAAACTCAATAAACAATCTTCTTAGATTATCTGTAGTAATAGTTACAGCATATTCACCTGGTTCAACATTCATCCAGCGCGGCTTAATTACATAGTTATTATTGCCCTGCTTAACCGAAATATTTGCAAGTGAAAGGTCCTCTAAAAGGTCAATTCGATATTTATGGAACCCTTCAGTAACTGGTACAACATATTTAATTTCACGGTATTCACTTTGTTCTGCTATTACTTCCGCCGTCTCACCAGCTTTAACAGTAATTGATTGAAGCAACCGCCATACTCTACCGCCGCTATGGTCCTCAATCATTCGCCCTTGACTTAAGCTCACAGCATTTGTTGACCGGTTGATAATTTCTATTAAGTGCTGACACGGTGTACCTATAGGCAAAATGCCTTTATTTGTAGCATCCGCAATAATTGAGCGGTCACGTGTTTTGGTAAATGGTTCAATTGAAGCAATATCGATTTCTGGACCAAATGCAGTCAAAAAACTAGCCATAGAACGCAGCTGGTGAACGACAAGTGGATCTTGAGCTTTATAGCGTTCCTGAATCTCATAATCATCTATCGCTGCTTGGAGCTGGGCTTCAAAATCAGCTTGCGTTAATGTCATATGTCTCACCTGTTACTGATTTACCCAATCGGTCTGCTACTTGGTTAAGATCTATATTCACATTCATGATGCTTAAATGAATATGAACCGTCTCAAATCCTTCGGTTTGTGAATACAGGGCTAATTGGTCAGAGTTAAGCTCAGATAATATTGGTAGATCCTTTTTCATCTTAATAAGAAAACTATCTGCCACCCTCGAGTCTAAAGGTGCCATTAGCAAATCATAAAGAGGTGCACCAAAGTCAGAACCATACTTCCCATTAACCGGATGATTAAGCCAGTACTCAACCATGTCTAAAATTGTTTTAGATGTGATCATTAGGAAGTTGCTCTATTACTGAAAATCATCAAAAGCTTTACTAGTATTGCAGTGCCGATCTGGTAAGTTGAAAAAATGGTGAAATAGATTATGAATATCCATAATGAAACGCTTAATGCATCAAAATATGAAGCAACGTTATAGATTCGCCAATCAACAAGAATAATAGTGATCAATACACATGCCATACTTATGAAATACATATATCTGATTTCTTTAAATAAGAGGCTTATAGGCACATGACGGAATTGTTTAATATACGCAGCTTTATTCTTGCTATTCCATCCTGTAACAACGGAAAGATAAGCTAAAAATGCAAGAATTAAGACAATATCAATACCGATTTGAATTTGCATAAAAAACACCCTTAATAAGAACTGTATTAAGGGTATTGCTTTTGTATATATGTAAGCGTGAATGGTTCCATATTTGAAAATAAGAAATGCATGGATTATTATATATACAAAGCCCGCTCCACTTATGACACGAGAACGTATAGGGTCATAAGTGTAGGTTAGAAGATGTCGCAACCCATCTCTAACTACCGGGCTTTTTTTAATGCACTTCAAAAGCTGTAAGCAGCCATGCATTACTACCTTCTCGCTTAATCAATGACGCTTCATGCGAATTAAATACAATATTTATTCTTGTAGATAATCCACGTTCTGTACGCCGTTGTGTACTACCTTGAGCGATTGTTTGCACAATAGTATCCACAAGCATATGCACAACTTCATCATATGTCATGCCATCACTTTCCATACGGCGCTTGATAATATGCTTAATACCCTGTTTATCACTGCCATACTCAAAATCCACCCAGCCTAAATCATTACGATACATAGCTCTATGCACTGTGGTTTTTTCCATAATGGCTTTGTTCATTGCAGCTTTACCACGTGTGATATTTGCTGTAACTGATTTGATTGGACTCGCACTATCAAATTCAGGCTTTCCCAGTTCGGATTGACCAGCCTCCGAACTTATACCAAGTTGTTGCTTAGCATGTTCAATTTGTTCTTTCAGCTGGTCACGGTGAGCTATTTGCTTAGCTAAATCCTCATCAAGCTTTTGCTCTTGTTCTTCGACTTCTTTAATTTTCTGATCTACAGAAGTACGGCGCGGCGGTAAGCTAACTTTTTCACGCTTATTTTGTTCTTGGATTTTAGATTGTGCTTCACGGATAAGTTTAGCAACACAACTTACGGCGTTTTCAAATGTTGGCTTATAGTCATCACTAAAATCGCCAGATAGAACAATTACTTTATCATTCAGTTCGGCCTTCACTACATCCGCTAATGCACGAATATAAAGTGTAAGCGTAGCGCCACCTGAAAAGAAAAATGCAACTGGTAAAACGCTAACACCAGCAACGCGCTTAATTTTGCGAAATTCTGGTGTAACAATCGTTTGGCCTGTTGCTTTTTCTAATGCCGATTGGATCTTTTTAATGTATGGAGAAGTAGCTGTTATAGCTGCAAGATTAAGACTGCCCATGAAAAATAACCTCATATCAATGAGGTTATTTTGAAATCTATTGGATGTACAATTTGTGCAAGGTTCCAATTTTTAGAACCCTAAAACGAGGAAAACACCCCGCAGGGTGCTTTCAAATAAGACTTATTGGATTATCAGCGAGAAATTTATTACTGATATCTTATTCAATAAGATTAGCTATGTACCTATAATATTAATTACTGCACCACTTGTCAAATTTGTGCAACAGTGAAATTACTAAAAACCTCTAGAAATAACTATTCCACCATGTTGGTGCTTAATTTCTATTAAGCATGAAATTTTCAAAAGACGACGGAACTCTCTCTTAGCCCTTGATAATGGCAGTTCTCTCATATAGGAATAATTTTTATATATTTCGATAGTTGATTCTTGGCAGAACCAATCAAAATGTCTTTTATAACTTGATGATAAATAGTCATCCCTTCTATCTTTTGATATCCAACCTATTAACCGGCATAAACGATGATTCAAGGTCAACATTCTTGAAATGCTTTCACTTGGGGTAGTAGCAGATTCATAGATCACTACTTTTGATTTTTCATGAAGAATCTCAGTAAATTTCCATAATGGCTCGTGGTGAGCAATACGATTTCTTAAAGATAGAACCTGTCTTAACCGAATAATCAAATCGTCTATAGCATTTGTATCCCAATAACTTTTATTTACAGCAAAATGATCTTTAAAACCCTTAAAGAAAACTTCAGGCCAATCAATAGAAGGATGTAATTCAATAAGTTTAATCCAAAAACCAAATGTCTGATTTGCTATAACTTTACCTGGAGTTGGAATGTTTTGTGTTTTAGGAACTAAAGTCGTAATTCCATTAACCTTCTTTTTCCTATGAGTCATTTTTTTTAATATTTTTTGAGTTTCCAAGTTTAGTATATTTTGGTCCATAAGGTACATGTACCAATCATTATCATGTATGTGTCCTTGATTTTTATGCGAAAAATAAAGATACGATAATTCTTTATGTACCATATTACGAAATGCAACTTCAAAAATACTTAACAACTTAAAAAAAGCAGTTGAGAGCGCATCATTCCAAAGGTATACACCTATGCACTCCTCATTATTTTTTAAATTAAAATATAATTTATAACTCTTTAATCGATCAGAAGATAACAAGTCTACGGTATTAGAAATATTGCTAGACTTCATTTTCTCCGAAATCCTATGAATAAATTATTAAATTAACCTACTAATTGTATATTAATTAAAGGAATAACTCTATTAACTTGTTCAGTTCTATTATTTTCGCTTTCTCTTTTCAAACGTCCTTCTCAACCATTCCTCTCGATCTTCAACATTCTCAATATTTTTAAGTTTGCGCCAAAATTCACTAATAGCTTTTGAAAATTTAACAACGTCATCATCCGTAATATTAAATGTAGGTTCATATATAAAGTAAGGCAACGGATTATTTTCCATACCATGATAATTTTCTTTTAAATAAAATGGGTACTTGTTACACAGCTCTCTATATGAGCTTCCATTTCCATGCTTAAAAACATTAACAATTACTCTACAAGCATCAAAATCTTTAAAAAACTCTTGTTTTTCGATATCGAATTCATCAGTTTTAAAAAGCATAAATAATTTGTTAACTGGCAGAGTCCAAATTTCATTTCTGACTTGATGAGTACATCCCCACCATCTGGATTGATTATGTAGGAATGAACGAAACTGTTTTTCCCATCTATGATACATTCCCGCAATAACTGAAAATCTGACATTCTGTTGAAGATCACTTAGATTTTGATAAAAGATAATACTTGCATCATATGAATCATAATATAATGAAGAGGAATCATATGGATCTTTATTGAAGTAATGGCTCTCTTTTTCAGTCCGCCATTTTTCTTCATATTCATCAGCTTCTTGAGAGATGTTATCAAATTGATTCAAAAGCTTGAGCTGACATTGTTCTAAGTAAAAGTCATTTATTTCTATTAAGTTTTTTCTTAGTTGATCGTACAATTCAATAAGCATCAAATTTCCCCATTATTAAAAATATTTACAACTCATAAAGGAACAACAAGGGAATGAATAATTCAATCCCTTTAATATTCTCTACAAATATTGAATTTATAAGCAACCAGGTTCGTTACCTGATCTACACTCTTGCATATCTTGTAGTTCTTTAATTCTATTTTCTGTCTTTTCTACTAAACATGCATTATGAACAAATGGATATAAAGAGCCCTTTAAAACAGGTGAAGATTGAAATTGGCAATCTTTTTCTTTGTATTGAATCCAAGCTCTTTGAGCCTCTTTTAATTGAAGTTTCTCTGTTGGGTTAAGCTCTTTCATATAATTTGCATAAACGGAATTAATTTTCTGATTTGCAGAATTCAAAACATTTGATGAGCAAGTATTTAAAGCCGATTGATTTGGCAAATTTGAGCATTTATCTATACCAGCAAAAGTAACTGAACAAGTAATCGTGCTCATAATTAAAAAAGTAATTCTCATGAATTTATACATCTAATTGCTCCACTCTTAATTTATTTATATCTATCTTTAGTACATGGTAGCCAATTCAAATCATTTCCTGCAGCATTCTCGTTTTCAGAGCCCCAACACCATCCGCCATTTTTAATATCGACATATAAAGTATCTCTTTCTTCACAACTTTCAATAGTTTTTGGGTCATCACCCGAACCACCACGGCATGAATCATTGAGCTTTTCATATTGGAGAATTTTGTCTTGAATGATTTTAGGAATTTCAGAAAATTGTTTTTTTAAATAATCGTTAATACCTTGTATTGATAGTTCGCCAGCTTGATAAAAATGAACATATATAATTGGTAACTCTTCAATTTGGTTAGTTTTTGGGTTTGTATAAGTAAAAACGTCTGACGGCGCAACAGTGCCCTTAAATGCAATTATGTCGCCTTCTATAACCCTTGCTTGTACATTTGGATCAAAAACTAAAACAACTAAATTACCATCAAAATTAGCTTTATTTGCCAGTACCCCATATAAACCAGCTTTTTGATTTATTAATGGCCTTGAGGATGCCAAAGCCAAAGTATGATTATCAACCTTCTGAATTGATTCGATACTCGCTGCACCTATTAATTTTGTACCTACATCATAATCATGAAATCTAATTCCTCTATAGGTTTTGTCGTCATTTATTAAAATACTTTGATTCAAAAAATCAGATTCATTTAAAGATGTAAAATCGTAAATTGCTTCCGCTTTAACGGGCTCTTGCATTGCTGAGTTAGCTCCTTCAGCTGGTTGCTCATTATTTTTATTACAACCAGCTAATGCAAGCATAGTAATTAATACCGTTAAATTTAAAGCTCTAAGAGTCATTAATAAACTAACCTTCTAAGTTTCCCATTCCTATCCCACCAGTTAAAGCATGTGCTAGGAATCTATCATTTACATTCTGACTGATATTACCATTATTACCATTAACAACAACGACTTCCTGTGGGTTAGGAGTATTTAAAGGTTGCTTAAACGGCGTGACATTAGTTAATAATCTATTTTGATTATTTAATGAAGGTTTTGCTTTTGTAGTAGCTTGGGGAACGATAGCTTTTTGGGTGCTTAAAACACTAGCAACTTTAGCTCTTGTATTTTCCACAATATGACTTGATTTCAAATCTGATACAGCTGGGGTATTTTCTTTAGGTAGATTAGTTTTCTGTTCCTGAACGGTTTTATCAATGTTAGCTCTGTATTTATATTCCTTTTCTAAATGCGGTCTATAATCAAATGACTTCCCATTGCGAAGCTTTGTTTGCCCATACGCCCATCTTACATATTTTGTGCCGAGAACTCGGGCAATATCTTCTTTTGATGCATTTGGGTTTTTCTGCATATAAGCTTTAACTGAAGCATATTCTGGATTCGTTTCGATTTCATGCTTCATAAATGCACCTTGTGCATCTAAAGCTGCTTGGCTCCGTACCATATTACCGTTTGCATCAAGTAATCCCCTTTCCTTCATATATGCCGTAAGCCGGTCTTTACGAGCTCCTTGCCAAGAAATCATTCCCATATTTATTCCACCAGCTTTATCTTGATGTTTACCAAACAAGTATTCATCTCGATAATCATTTTCTCGACCAACGGAAGCAGTTAAACCAGCAGCCCAATTATCATTAAAACCTGCTTTCTTCATAGCATTGTAAACTGCAAGTTGCTTTTCCTTAGTTTTTTCACCAATTGGAGAAATAGTTGATCCATAAGCAGGTACATTTTTATTTGCTCCAAAACCCGGCTTATAAACTCCTTGCCCAATGCCCCATGTGGGAACGCCGTCATGAAATGGATTAAAGCGATTAAATTTATCCTTAATGAAATCTAAGGTATCACTAGCAGTATCTTTAACACCGTCTACAACTTTTGATGCTGTACCTTTTGTCAGTTCAAAAGCATTGGTTGCATAGTTAACAAACCCTTTCCAAGCAGTATTAATAATACCTGGTACATCTGCAGCAATTAATGAATCTGTCCACTCTTTAAAATACGGCGCAACTACGGTACCTAGCTTATTCCCAATCCAAGAACCAGCCATACCACCAATTAATGTTCCAACTGGACCAAATAAAGACCCGACAGTACCACCAATTACTCCACCCGCAAGACTACCAACAGTACCGCCTTTTTCTTGTGTGCTTTGTTCATTCCAATCTAATAATGATGCACCAGCAGCCAATGCACCTATTACGGGTAGACCACGGCCAAACTTAAGAAATTTACCTAAGCCCTTTCCTAATTTCCCTACACCTTTCTTTCCTTTGCCTAGAGCACCACCTAGAAGCCCACCACCAGCAGATAACACGGAAGTAAGCAATTTCCCTAGAGAACCTAACAAACCACCCTTAGACGCCAAATTATCGGCAATACGCTGCAATAACTTTATTTGTTTGCGGTTATGGTTCTCTTGTTCACGAGGTAATGGCTCATTTCTCTTTTTACTACGCATCAATCCAGTTAATGGCCGCAAAGCTAATCCTGCTGCACGGCGTACAGGTGAAAGTAAATGACCAACTTCATTGATTGCGTCAACTGTAGGATCTACACCTTGTGTTGAGTTCGGCATTACTCCTTTAATCGCCGTAGATATCGTTTGGGCAACTTTACGAATTGATGATTGGTTTTGGGGTTCATTAGGGTTTGATACAAAACGGCCTTTTTCGTCACGCTCTGGTACACTAGGATTTACAATTTTTGATAAGTCATCATGACTATTAATTTCTATAGCGGGCTTTCGCCCATTAGATTTGTTGATTTGTTTTTTATCTACTGTTTTAAGGTCATTAATTGATTGGTCCAAAACATCAGCAAAGTCTTTGACCAGCTTGTCTGCTACAACAAAAGATTGAGTGATTGGATTAGCTTTGTCTTTTAATAAATCTTCAAAATCTAAAGCTTGTCTATTATTGACAGCATTAAGCATCTTTTGAAATTCAGTCAGTTTAGGCTGAGGCTGTGCAAATTGTGCTTTTTGCTCTTCAAAGCTTTGAGTAAGGATACCAATGATCTTTTCAATGTTTGAATCAATCGTACTAACTTTTTTTTCAACTCGTTTCATTCCAATGATAAAGCCGAGCTCGTCATAGGATAAAACTGTATCATTGTGATTTGAATTTGCCATAACAAAAATGCCCCATACTGATATAGAGCATTTTTGCAACTTACTAACTATGAATTTATGATGAGTTCCTAGACTTAAAAGTTAACTTTAAAAGTGTTACTTACAGGGCTATCAGTAATAATTTCTACTACATAACCTAATTTTGAGAAATGAATTTTTGCCTCTTCTAAATACTCTAAACTCACGGCACTTTTGTCAAAACTCCAACTGGAAAACCGTTTTCCAAAACACGAGTCAGCTTTAATTGCATTACTGAGAATATTAATAATATCAAGAACGGTTGGATTGCTTTGCTCCGCAATTTTTGCAGCTTCAGCAGCGGTAATACTAGATGACATAGTGAACATTCTCCTAAATTGTTAGTGTTCTCTACATTATAGTAAGCACGTGATAATAACCTCAAAAAAAACCTTTAAAATTACAAACTATTCATTACTACTATCTTCAGGCTCCACTTCACCAGCTTCAATTAACGCTAACTTACGCATAAACGCCTCTTCTTTTTTCTTTTTCATATTAGCTTTTGCAATTGCCATTCTTTCTTCAGCACCTGAAATAACTGAACTACGCCGTGCTTGAACTTCCGATTGGTCTTTAAGATCATCTACATCTAAGCCCCAGAACATTGCCTCAGTTCGAGCAATGTTAGAAATGCTGATACTTTGTTTAACGTTCAAATCAACCACTTGACTAATCAAGCCCATTTTAAACTTAACCAGCGCTAATTCATCTTCAGTAGGATTATTCAGATTAAGGACTTCATCTCTAATATGAATAACACTATCGATAGTATCTGTAATTAACTCACCCAGCTTATGAGCTCGTATACGGTTATTTTTGACAACAAGAGCTGACTTTAGATAGTTCTCGTTGACTGTAGAACGCCCGCCGTTGTTATTACCATTATTTTTAGAGTTTTGACTATTAAATTCAGCAATATTTGACGTTTTTTTGACGGAATTTTGACTATCACTTTTTTCTGATTTATCAGTATTTTGTGTATCTTCTTGACCATTATTTTTTTTGGTCAATTTTTTAATCTCTTTATTGAGCTCTTGGGCTGTCTTTTTGACTAAAGATTTAGCTTTCTTTTTCCATTTCTCAGCAAGTGCTTTACGGCGTACAACGGATGGCGAAGGCATCTCACAACCGAGTTCTTCGCCAACCTGATCAACTAAAGCTTGCCATGTAATCTTAGGTGAAGATTCATAGACTTCTTTTAGCCGGTTCCAAATTTCTTCCGAGTATTCAATCTTGCGAGCCATTAAAGTCTATCCCTTATTCAGCAAATAGACCTATTTGTTTCACTTCATCTAAAGCTTGCTGCTGTAAAGAAGCCTTGCTAAAACGTTTTTTATTTTGGATAAGATCAATTAAAGCTTTTTGCTGTAAATCATTCTCTTCACGCTGGAAAACATCATCAATAGCCATCTCTAAATTACGGATTTGTTTTGCACGATTCTGTTCACACTCACGAACAATACGCATAAGAGTGTGAAGTTCAGGTAAAACCTTTTCTTGAATAGACTGGTCTTGCGATAAACAAGCTTGAATCAGCCCCTTTGATGCTTCAAGCAGCTCTACAGTTAAGGCTTTCGGGAAAGATGCAATATGCTGTGCTGCAGCCATACTTAATTGAAATGCCATGGCTTGAGTGTATTCACTCATCATTTCACCTAGACTGTTAAACAGAATACCAGCTACAGAAGCTGTTTTGTCTAGTTCTGGCTCAATAGTAAAACCAAGAACCCAGTCGGCTGAAACACCGTATTTTTGACATAGCACCGAAAGTAATTCTGCATCTGGCATTAACTTACCATTTTCGATTTCACTCATTCGGTTTTTATGTGGTGTACCGAATATCTCTAAAGCTACGTCTTCTTGACGTAATTGAGCCATATCACGCGCCATTGCAAGTTTTCTTCCAATAAGTACTCGACGTTGCAAATCGCTCTTTTTCGCCATTTAAATGCTTCTCCCAGCTAACCAATCAAAATCTACAGTTTTTGACAACCAATCAGTTTCATCAGTAAAAACGCACGAAAGCCAGACACAACCCTCTTCACATGGTTCTGCCAGCTTAATTTGTTCACTTATGAAAATATTGTCGTCTTTGAATAACAAGCCATCACCTTTGACACTATCAATTAGTAGTTTTGGATAGTTATCAATATCAAATCGTGGATAAGTTTTAGCGCTGTAAGAACGAGTTTTAAGTGGTGGCTGAACAATTAACCGTATTTCACAAAGTTGATCGATAGCTTTTAACTTAAGTGCTCTAAACATAGGTCCATATTGTTTTTGAACCTTGTCCTTATACTTTTTAGCACCTACTGAAAGACTATTTCTTTGCTTTCCGTTCTGATCAATTGTAGCCCGCCAAATCTCGTTAGCGCTTAATCCATAAGGCAATTTGATTGTGATGTATTGCTTACCAAAAATGATAACACCACCTGTACTTCCCCTATACACACTATTTTCACCATCATTTTCTTTTTCTACATGGCACGGGAAAAACACATGTTTATTTGAGCTAGCTTTATGCTTTTTAACTTTGTCATTACCTGATGAAACACTGAAATCCTTAAAGAATTCCTGTCTTTTATTATTGGAGAAAAACTCGCTCCACTGACGGCGGTTACTTTTTTTAATCATAACGACCTCAAATCAAGCAAGTAAGATTTACATAAACTTGAAGCTCTTCTTGCATGACATAATCCTTAAAAACACTTAGTTCCAGAATTATTAACCGTTAGATTTATTTAGAAGTACCCTTGTTCCAATTCATTATTTTTGTTTGTAAAAAAATGCTCTCTTTTATATATGCAAAATATATTGATCCTCAAAAAAACATCGAGCTGGTCCTACTTACCAATGTGTCAGCACTTTTAGGATAGGGGCCCCTATCATTTCCTTCTTTTTAGTAATTTAATATCCAAACCCTTTTTACGTAGGATTTGCATCACACACCAAAATTTTAAAGGCCACATCTAGTTTCCCTTTATTATAAAATTATTACCTAGGGGTTGTTTAGAAATCTAAAACTTTTATAACTCTTACTCAGAAATTCTCTTTTTCATCAACCATAAATTACATAAAATATTATATTTATCCACAACTTAAATAAGCTTGATTCTTTAATTGATAAACTCACTAGAATAATATTTCTTAAAATAATAGGAGTATATTGACAGAAAAAAGCTAAAATATTACTCTCTAAAAGTTTTCTTCATAAAAAAGCATCAAAAAATGAAAACTATCATCGTAGCTTTTGTACTCTCAGCAATTTTGATCATTCTATCATTTTTATTTTACATGATTATAAAAACCCATTATAAGAAATAACAAAGAATTAAAAAAGCTCATTTCCGAACCAGAAATGAGCTTATGAAATCCACATAAACCTGAAATACTAAGTATGGCTACTTAGCAATATTAAATTAAATGAATTTCTTTGAAG